GGAAACCTTAACTCATGCCAACCATGCCGCCATCCGCTGCCGCAACTCCTCCCGCAGATTCTGGAAGACTCCCCGGAGTCTCCGTCTCAGACGCCTTCGGCCTTCCTAAGGACTGGAGCCTAGCCGCATCCCTGCGCGGCGTGGCCGGTGACAAGGAGTCCATCGCCCCCGAGCCCGAAAAGGCTCCCGGCACCCCCGATCCGGACAAGATGGAGACGCAGCACGCGGAGGAAACGCCTCCCGACGAGGGCAAGGCAAGCACTCCCCCCGCCGACGAAAAGCCCCCGGTTGAGCCCGAAAAGAAGGCTCCCGCAGACAAAAAGCCCGAGGCTCCCGCCGCAAAGCCCGCCGCCAAGGCTCCCAAGCAGCCCGCGAAGCCCGCCGCCAAGAAGGAGCCGGAAGCCCCCTCCAAGATCAAGGTTGGCGACAAGGAGTACACCGCCGAGGAACTTCAGAAGCTCCTCACCGAGAAGGAAGCCAAGGCTACCACCAAGGAGGAAATCGACTCCGCCGCCGCCGCTGCCGCCGCTGCCGCCGCAGCAGCAAAGCCTTCCGACAAGACTCCGGAGCAGCAGGCCGCTGCCGCCTCCGAGCTTGCCAAGAAGGAATCCGACTGGATCGAGGATGCCTCAAAGAAACTCAAGCCCACGCCCATCGATGACGAGACGATGGACAAGATCCTCACCGGGGGACCCGAGGGCATCAAGGCTTTCGAGGAGGTTCGCCGCAAGGACATGGCCCGCGCACTGATCGAAGTTCGCAAGGACATCGTGAACCAGTTCAAGCCCATGATCGAAGCCGTGGACCGTTTAAACTCAGTCCACATTCAGGCCGAGGAGCAGCGCATCGAGGGGGAACTCATTGCGGAATATCCCTACATCGAGCCCCACATGGATCTCGTCCGAGAATACGCGAACGCTCTCATCAAGCAGAACCCCGAGGCCGTAGCCAAGATGTCGCAGGCTGAGTTCAACAAGATGACCGTTGATCTCACCGTGAACCACATCCGAAAATACGACAAGGGATTCGGTCAGGCCGCTCCCGCCGCGCCAGCTTCCGCAAAGGCACAGCCAGCAGCACCCGCTGCCAGACCCGCTGCCGCGCCTGCACGGCGCACCCCGCAGCCCCCGGCGGGAAATGTTCCCGCTCCCACGGGGCAGGGAGGTGGCAAGGATCGCGGATTCCAGAAGTCGGCCATCGAATCGCTGATGTAGTTATTGTAGGGATACGTTTTTCTGAATCGTTTCATTCGGAAATAGGCGTTATCTCGGAGCGTCGGTACGATCTATTGTAGGCTAAAAGGCCGCAATAGTTTACATCCCAAACTTTCCGTAAGGACGAAAGTTGTTGACATAAGGACTATATTCCTGTTTGGGTCCTGCATCGTAGCACAGTTTAAACCCAAACAGGAGTTCCAATCATGTCTTTAATTTCTGGCCTACTGTCCGTTCAGAACGCGGACCCGGATGATCTCACTGGCGAGTGGCAGCAGCACGTAACTGTCCGTCATGCCAAGGGGATCGGAAGCGGTGCCGTCCTCTTCGCGTTGATGACGATGTTGAGGAAAGAAAACGCGGAGGCGACGGAGTTCCACTGGTTTGAGCGGAATCCGGTTCGCAACGACTATTACTCCGACGCGGGGTATAACGCGAGCGTGACCACCCTTGGGTGGAACGACGGCGGGACCCCGGCGAATGCGGTTTGGCCGGGACTGGCCCTGAACACGGTGCTGGAGAACTCGCGGACGGGAGAGTTCGTGCGGGTGACCGCCGACGCGACGAGTTCGGCGGTTAGCGTGGAGCGCGGCCATGCGGGAACGACGGCGGCAGCGGTGCTGATCGGCGACCTGTGGACGCGGATCGCGGTGACGGCGGAGGAGGGATCGGCCCCCACGACCTCGATCTACGAGACCCCGGACGAGTTGGTGAACTACGTCGAGACGTTCAACGCCTCGGTATTCCTGACCAACGCCTACAAGGGGACGGTCCTGAGGACGGACATGGCGGGTCCGCTGCGGGAACGCCGGATCTACGCGCTGGAAAAGGTTTCCGGCGACATCGAGAAGAGCTTCCTGCTCGGGCGGCGCAACCGCCTGATCGGCGCGACGAACGGCGCGTACATCTACTCGACGGGCGGCATCCGTGATGCCCTCGTCAAGGGTGGGTACACCAGCAACATCCTGAACGGCCTCGGTGCCGCCGGATGCCCGCTGTCCACGTTCCTCGCGTGGCTCCAGTCTTTCATGGTGTTCGGAAGCCCGTCGAAGCTGGCCTTCTGCGGCCCGAATGCCTTTGCGGCGGTCAGCAACTACGCGAACAGCGCGGCGAGCGGCTTCCGCATCATGAACAACGAGACGGTGTTCGGGATGAACATCACGACCATCGTCACGCCGTTCGGGATTCTGGAACTGACGTTCCACCCGCTCCTACAGGAGTCCACCGCCTACCAGTCCTCGATGTTCGTGGTCGATCTGCCGAACGTCGTGATGAAGGTGATGGAGCCCCTGTTCTTGGAGCCGAACGTCCAGACTCCCGGACAGGACGCCTACAAGGAGCAGTTCCGGGCCAAGTACGGCCTGAAGCTGAAGTTCGCGCAAGCCTTCGGGTACGCGAACAGCCTCCAGAAGATCATCGCTGGCTGAGTTTAGGATTGACGTAACGATCAAGAGCCGAAGCATTCGGGAATGATCGAAACGTCACGCCAAGTACGAAGCCCTGAAGAAATCTTGAACACACCCCGCGACACGCCAACTGGTGTCGCGGGCACAAAGGAGGGGACGAAAAAGACACCTGTGGAACCCGAGCCGATCATCGAGCGTCCGCTATCCGCGACGGTCAAGATCGACAGGGAAACCTTCAAGGCCATCCGATTCGTCAAGAACACCAACCCAAGGGAGCGAATAACCTTCGAAGACGGCACGAAGTTCGTCTTTCCCGGCCAAAGCTACCTGTGCCAAGATTTTGAGATCGCAACCCAGATTCTGAAAGTAGCAGACCGCTACAGCATCGTCATCCAATAACGTCCACACCACCATGAAGAAGTCCTATTCCGAAGCCTCCAAGCCCGGCAGCACCAAGGGTCCGAGCGGCGGCAAGGTTCATTCGCCCAGCAACACCCCGGAGGAGCAGATCGCCACCATCGGCGGGATGCCTCCCACGAAGAAGATCGACCAGATCGACAAGGAAAACACCCCCAAGTCCGCGCCGGGAGCCGTCCACGGCATCTGACGCGCAGGTTCTACGTCGCGGTCAGGTTGGTGTGCGCGGTCCTTGGGCGGCGGCTCCCGGTGCGGGACCGCCGCCTTTTTCGTTTCGTTTAAACTAACATGGCAATTCCCCAAAGTTTCAACGACGTAATCGCCATCCTGAATACGAGTGTAAACAGGCCGGATATTGCGCCGAGCTACGCGGATTTCATCAATCGGGCGGTTCGTGACACGGCGGCGGCGCATTCATTTGAGCAGATGAAGGCGACGGCGACGGTGACGTTGCCAGCCGGTGCGGGAACGATTGCCCTTCCGCTGAACTGGAAGGAGCCGCAGAACGGGAGGTTCTGGTCGTTTGCAAAGATCGGAAGCGGGACGCAGGCACCCTGCCCGGTCTACAGCAGGAGCGAAATAGAGCGTCTGGCGGCTTCGTTCCTTCCAAGCCCATACTTGGTATTCACGCAGGACAACTCGGCCTTCCAGCTAGGTTTGCTGCCTCCTGCGGTGGCATCGGCGGCATGGGCGATCCTCGTCTATTACTACGCCTACCCGGATGTGGTGACCGACCTGACAAAGGGTACGCCATTGCTGACGTTTTACCCGAACGCAATCCTGTCGAAGACGCTTTCCCTGATTTTCCAGTCAATCAGCGATCCGGTGTGGCAGGAGCATGAGCAGGCGTGGCAGACTGAGATGCAGCGGATAACCGGGGTCGATGTTGGAGCGGCGAACGCCGCGCCCCGGCCCGACAAGGAATAACCCATGACCTTAGACCAATACCGGACCCTTCTCCTCGACTGCACCAAGCAGGACACGCAGATCGGGATTCTGACCACATGGGTCAACACGGCCCTGTCCGAGCTACAGCGTAGGCGGTCGTGGCGCGGCATGAAGAACACGATCAGCCTGACGATTCCCGGAGGGAACGGATCGGTCAACCTGCCCGCTACGTTCAAGGAGCCGCAGAGCGGAATCAATCCACTGCGCGGAACGGATGCGACAACGCCGCAGGGGTTTGTGAACTGGTTTCTCTACAGCAAGCAGGAGGTGATGCGGCTGCTGGAGATTCAGGTTGGAGCCCCGGACCGGAAGGCGTACATCGACTTCGACGGCACGAACTGGAGTTTAAACACTCTGGGTCAGGTCGGATCAACGACCACCTTCCAACTCGACTGCTACCTTTATTTTGCGGACCTGTCCGGTGGTACGGATTCGAATTACCTGACGAAGGAATATCCAATGCTGGTGCTTGAACAGGCGAAGCAGTACGCCTACCGGCACGTTGGAACCCCGGACGCCTTGCAGATGGCACAGGCTGCGCAGGCCGAAGTTGAGCGTCAGTACCAGCTTGCGGCTGCGGATGACGGCTTCCGCGAGGTTCGCGGAAGAAGGTTCAGGATGTCTGGCTTCTAGTTTAAACAGGAACTCTTATGTCTCTCCCCATCATCGATCCTACCCAACCCGCCGACTCAAATGCGATCAGCGCGGGAGCATCAGAAATCCGCAAGATTTGGACGTACCTTCAGAATTTCCTGAGTGTGTCGTTCAACATGACCACGGGGGAGCTGAACGCCTCGGCTGTCCCGAACGGCCTTCCGACACCGTATGGCGCGGCGGGGACGATCCTGCGGTCCACGGGACCGAGTTCAACCCCCTCATGGGATGTGGTGGGGAATTTCATTCCGGTGGGTTTAATCGCCCCGTATGGCGGTGCCTCGGTTCCCTCGGGGTGGCTGGAGTGCGACGGATCCCTGGAATTGATTGCAACCTATCCGGCCCTTGCCGCGATTTTAGGCACAACCTTCGGAGGCGACGGGGTTACGAATTTCGGGCTCCCGAACCTAAAGGGTAGGACAGCGGTTGGCCTAGGGACCGGTGACGCACCCGACGCGACGAACTGGACTCTGGGCGGAGAGGAAGGCGAGGAAACCCACACGCTGACCGTTGACGAAATGCCCGCCCACACCCACAGCGTTTCGGCGAATTTGAATAACGCGCAGGCAAACGGAAACGTGGGTGCTGCTGGTGGCATTCTCGCCGACCATTCCGCATCTGCGACCGGATCGACCGGAGGAGGCACCTCGCACAATAATCTTCAGCCCTCTCTAGGGCTTCGCATGATCATCAAGTCGTGAGACGTAAACTCGAAAAAGATTTCATGCGCCCCGGCATGGGGCGGTTTGAGGTGGTGATCAAGTCGCCGACCCTCGGGCTGATGACGCGCATTCCCGGTGACCAGCCGGATCCGCGCTATGCGACTGCGGCATCAAACGTGCGGTTTGATGATGGCGTTGTGCGGTCCGCTCCGGGTATCGAGCCGATTCTTGGATCGGTTCTCGACAGCCCGGTGTGCCTGATATTCCAGTGCAACGTGATGCCTTCCACCGGCATGAACCGTCAGGTTGCGGTGTTGATCGCCTCGGAGCAGAAGCTGTACTCGCTGACGAAGGCGAGCGAGACGGTGTTCGCTTTCCCGGAGCAGTCGGTGGTGGAGTTTCGGGGTGACCTGACCACGCACGATGCCATAAGGCAGTTGCCGACAACGCAAACCGTGATTCCTCAGACCATCGCCGTGAGCATCAGCGATGACATGGAGATCTGGAAGCTGCGGCAGCGTGCGGTTGGCGAGGATGACAACGACAATGGCTTCATTCTCCCGTTCGATTACGGCCTCGTTTCAAACAATAAAATCTGGGTGAGGATCCGCTGATGTACCAATTCCCGCTTCCACAGGCACAGGTCGTTGCATTCCAAGGCCAGATCACCAGCATCGCCGGGATCCGTGGAATCCCCACGCTTGGCCTACAATTCCCGTGCGCCTATGTTTTCAGCCTGAACGATGACAGTCAGGAGTGGAAGCTGCGGGCAAAGGGAGCGGGAGAGGCGGATGATGGAGTCACCTTCCTGCTTCCAAACGATTACGACTCGATGACCAACAACGTGATCTGGGTGAGGACACTCTGATGAAAAATCTGTTTAAACTGATCTTTACGGTTTGGTTTTCGCTGGCAATTTGTGGCGGCGCGTTAGCCCAGCATCAGGCGGTCACGGTGTTGCCAAACGGGACATCGGGACACATCGGAACGATCAACACTTCGGGGATAACCTACTACAATTTTAGTTCCGGAATCACTGTGGATTTCACCGGGGTAACGATTGTGGGGGGGACAGGGGGAAGCGCGTCATGGGGTGCGATCACCGGAACGCTTACAAACCAGACCGATCTCGTCTCTGCTCTTGGCACCAAGGCACCGGTTACGACGGCAACAACGAGCCAGCTTCTCGCGGGAAACGGATCCGGTGGATTTACAAATATTACTCTGGGGACGAATCTTTCCCTTGCCGGGGCGACCCTTAACGCAAGTGGGAGCGGAACGTGGGGATCAATCACGGGAACCCTATCGAACCAGACCGATTTAAACACGGCACTGAACGCAAGGATCACAGCACCGGCCACTCCGTCCCTGAATAATTTTCTTTATTGGAACGGATCGGCATGGGCGAACGCGACTCTGGGAACAAACCTTTCGATGTCTGGCAGCACGCTGAATGCGTCAGGAGGGGCAGGCAGTGCAAACTGGGGATCGATTGGAGGAACGCTTTCTGCACAGACGGACTTGAGCAGTGCGCTGGCCGGTAAGCAATCGACGCTTACATTTGCCCAATCCGTCACGAATGGATCCGGGACGATCACCCTAACCGGGGATACCCCTACTCCTGCGGCCTCGTACTACTACGGGACAAATTCAAGCGGGACTCGCGGCTGGTTCGCCATTGCGAATCCGACAGCACTTTCGTTCTCGACCGGCCTGACAAATACCCTCGGGACGATTACGGTAAACGCAATCAGCCTTGCGAGCGCGGGATCCGGCGGGGTGACCGGGAATCTCCCGGTTGGGAATTTAAACAGCGGGACATCGGCATCGGCATCGACGTACTGGCGCGGAGACGGGACATGGGCAACGCCTCCGGGGACCGCGTACACGTTTTCCCAGTCGGTCTACAATTCCTCAGGCACGGTCACGCTGACCAACGACAGTGCTTCTCCGGGGAACAGTTATTATTACGGGACGAACAGCGGAGGAACTAAAGGATGGTTCGCAATCCCTAATCCGACCGCTCTGACCTTTTCTACGGGCCTTACGAACACGGCTGGTACGGTCACCGTCAACGCGATTAATCTCTCTACCTCGGGCAGCGGAGGAGTAACTGGAACGCTTGCAGTGGGCAATGGCGGGACCGGGGCGACAACGGTGGCTGCGGCGAACCAAAACATGACACCGGGTACGGTGACAGTTACGGAAAGCGGTGGCGCGGCGACAATCGACTGGGCTCTGAGCAATTCCTTTGACCTTACCCTGACCACGGTTGGCGGTGGAAACTGCACGATTTCCTTCGCCCATGTTCAGGACGGGCAAATAATCACCATCGACATCCACCAGACGGGTGCGAATGCCTACACGGTTACTTGGCCCACAATGAAATGGCCCAGCAATAACGCTCCGATAATGACTTCAGGGACGCACACGGACACCTACACGGTAAAATACAACGCCGTATCCGGTTATCTGCAAGGCTCCTATGTCCAGAACTACTAAGCTATTCCTGATCGCGTGCGCGGTGGCGGTATGCGCCCCGCTTATCGCCTTTCAGCAGATCCCGTTTGGTCTGTGGGGTCAGGTTGTGTCCCACGGAACAGTCACGTTCAGCACGGTTGGAACGACAAGCTGGACGGTGCCTGTGGGTATAACGAGTGTTGATGTCCTTGTGGTGGGCGGCGGTGGTGGTGGCGGAGAGGCAACAACTCCTGACGGTGAGGCTGGCGGCGGCGGCGGCGGCGGCGGCGTAATCCGAAACACAACCTATTCGGTCACGCCGGGATCAACCATTACGGTAACCGTAGGAAATTATGGTTCTTGGGATACGAATGGAGGGTCATCGATATTTGGAACCCTTGTCGCGGTGGGAGGTGGTCATGGAGGATATTACAACTCCGCTGGAGCAACCGGTGGGTCAGGCGGTGGAGCAGCGGCAACTTATTCGAACCCCGGTTCCGGTACAGCCGGGCAAGGAAATACCGGAGGCAATGGGGCAAATTCGGCGGGAGGTGGTGGCGGCGGTCAGGCATCCACAGGCTCAGATGGGGTCTACTCAACCCGAGGAGTTGGCGGCAATGGTGGGACCGGGTATCTTTATGCCGGTGTGTATTATGGAGCCGGTGGGGGAGGCGGGGCAACCGGAGTCGCCAGCGTTGGAGGTAATTATTCCACGCCGCCCGGAACAGCCGGTGCTGGGCATGGTGGTGACCACAATGGTGTCGCCACGGATGCAACTCCCAACACTGGATCCGGTGGTGGAGGTGGCGGCGGTTACTCAGGAAGCCAAACAAACGTAGCTCCGGGGTTTGGAGGTTCTGGGATTGTAATTGTGACCTATTGAGGATTTAAACGCATAATGCCCATGAAAACACTGATGAACAAACTTTTCTCGGTCGCCTTGCTTGCTTTGGGGATACCGGTCATGGCGACAACTCCCGCGCCGACCGATGTGGCGGGTCTGGCGGTGAACCCGTCAGGTGTGTTTAAATACCTGAACGTCGATGCGAACGGTGCGCTGATGCTGGCAACCTCTTCGCTGCCGGGCGCAACGGTAAGCGCACCCAGCGCGGTGTTTGGGACCGCTGTGAATCCATCGGGGAAGTTCCAGTACCTGAGTGTAGACGCGAACGGAGGGCTGATCGTGAGCGGATCGAGCATCCTTCCATCAATGAGCGCGGGTACGGCGAATGCAATCCTTACGAACAACGGATCGGCGGCATCGTGGACATTAACGCCGACAGGTCTGACATCGATAAACGGTCTGGCATTTCCCACGGTTGGGACCGGGCAGTATTTCTCGGTTGGTTTAAACACGACTGCGGTGAAGACGGCGGCGACCTACGCGGCCCAGCCGGGTGACTTCGTTCCCTGCGACACGACGAGCAACGCGATCACGATCACGCTTCCCACCGCTCCTGCCGACAAGACAAGGGTGGCGGCAAAGCTGGTGATCATGGGAGGATCGAACGGGGTCACGATCAACACGGGCGGGACCGATGTCTTCAACAAGGTCGGGGGAGGGACGAGCTATTCGATGCCTCTTGTCAATCAGGCGGTTTCCTTCCAGTACGCGGCGGGAACACCGGGCATCTGGTATGCGGTCAGCAACGACGTAGCCCTGTCCCAGCTAGACGCCCGTTATCCGCAACTGGCAGCGGGAACGAACACGTTCACGGGTACATCGCTCTTGGGAGTGAACACGGTAAAATCGGCTGCGTTGAGCGATCTGACTCTCGGCACGGGTACGTTCGGGACGGGGATCACGCTGGCTTCGGCTACGGGGACGGCCACGTTCGCGGTGAGTCCGGTAGTGAGCACGTTTTCGACGGCTGGGGTAGTGGTTAATAATTCGCTGGGTGTTCTGTCGAGCACAACGGCCCTTCCTAGCACGACTACGGCGACAACCCAGTCGGTTCTGGATAATACGACTGCTGTCGCGACCGACGCTTTCGCCAATGCTGCAGGCAGGGCTGCTTTCGTCGGAACGATTGCGGCTCCCGACACGACTGCGGGCGCGATGACGCTGGTCGCTCCGCTGACCATCGTCTACACCGACTGCACCGCCGCTAATCGCACCTACACGCTTCCGGCTGCTGCTGCGGGCAACAAGGGCATGGCGGTTATGATCGTCGCTGCCGCTGTCGGGGCGCATCACATCAACTTCCAGCCCTATTCCGGCGACATCTTCTACGTCTCGGGCGCTGCCATCACGGTAAACTACTATTTCCAAGATGCGTCGCCTTCGGTCGGCGACTACGCGGTCGCGATTTCGGACGGCGTGCATTGGAGCTTCACCTTCGGGACTGGCTACATCGGCACCTGGGCTGCGGCTTCCGGCGCTTAATCAGCCATGAAATTCCTCCACCGTTTAGCAGTTCTGCTCGCCCTGCTTGCGGCTGCGGTCCTGCCTGTTTCGGCGCAATGGGCTTCGATTCTTAGCGGATCGAATGTCGGCTACCTGTTCAGCAAGTCGGGCGGTGCCGCGGCTCTGTATTCGCTTCAAGGCAGCAAGTCCGACGCGACCTACCAGTGCGACAGTTCGTCTCCTCCGAAGATTTCGCTGATCGCGGATCGCAGCGGCAACAGCTCCACGAATTGCTTGGTGCTGAATGGGGTCACATATAACTACGCTTGGGCGCCGAGTTCCGCTGCGCTGCAAATAACGGGCGACATTGATCTAAGGTGCCAGATCATGCTGTCGAGTTGGTCATCCCAGCCGAACAACCCAAGCCTGATCTCGAAGGACGATGTCTCCACGAGCCGGGACTACACCTTCTACATAAACTCCAGCGGCAGGTTCGTTTTCTTGACGAGCACCAACGGGAGTTCGACGCGGGCGGCGACTTCACAGAACGCAACCGGGCTTGCGGCCTATTCCGTTTCGTGGTGCAGGGTGACATACGAGGCTTCGTCGGGACACGTCAACTTCTACATTTCGCCGGACGGCATTTCTTGGTCAACGCTTGGGGCGCAGCAGACAATAGCCTCCGGGGCGATCCACGCGGGAACCTATCAGCTTGAGCTTGGGGCCACGGAGCAGAACAACGGCAATATGGCCGGTGTCATGTATCGCGCCTGTGTCTACAACTCCATCGCCAGCGGAACGACGAACACGGGTCCGATCAGCAACGCCTACCTTGTGTTTGACGCGGACTTCTCGCGGGTGGCAAAGCTGTTACCCCAGTTCACGGAGTTCAATCCGAACAACGCGCAGGCGACGGTGACGATCGCCAGCACCGGCGCGACAGGAGCACGCATCGCAGGCGAGAGGGACCTCGTGCAATTAGTAGCTGCCAGCGAGCCATTATTGCTGGCGTATGCAGGGACGAAATACTCTTACAACAATGGCACGGCGGGATACACGCTGACCACGCCAACGCAGACCATTACGGGCAATACGACGCTCACCTTTGACTTGGCCCTGTCCAGCTATGCGCCCGCATCGAACGTAACCCTCTTTGACAAGTTGAGCGGCAACAACGGGATTCGCGTGCTTCTGCTCACAACGGGAGTTGTGCGCCTTGTGGTGGGCGATGGCAGCGCGGCGACGAACGTGGACTCGACCTCTGCCTGCTCCATCACGGCGGGCGCACGCGGCACGCTGGCAATCGCATGGACTGACGGGGTGGGCGCGACCTTCACGCAGAACGGGTCAACCCCGCTAGGGACGGTTGGATCGGTTCATACGCTCACAAACGCCGCAGTAACTGCAACGGTGGGGCCGTGGACGGGCAGCATCTACAGCGTCACGGTGGCAAGCGCGGTGGCAACCCTCACCTGCAACCCGAACGCCAGCTACTCCTCGGGCGCGACATGGACTGCCACTACGGGCGAGGTCTGGACGATCAACGGCGGCGCGTGCGTCGTGGGCCAAAATTGCGCGTACTTCAACGGGACGAGCAGCTACATGGCAAGTGCGCCGTTTAGCTACGCGCAGCCGGAGTCCATCTATGCGACATTCTCCCTGCTAAATTCCGGCACAACGCCAACCTATCAGGATGTGTTTGATGGCGGCACCTACAATACGGGTGCGCTTTTCGTTGTGGGGGCCGACACACCCACAAAGCCGCTTCGGCTTTACGCTGGCTCAAACGCCACCAGCGGCTTTTCCAACACGAAGGCAACCCAGAACCTATGCGCTTCCGCGTTTGTATTCAACGGGGCAAGCTCATCGGGGAAGGTCAACCTAACCGCACCCATTACGGTAAACGTGACCCCCGGCGCAAACAACATGAACGGGCTGACGCTCGGGAGCGGTGCAGGAACCGGATCGTCCCAATACACGAACATCCTAGTCAGCGAACTTCTCCTGCGCAGCGCAGCCGACAGCGCAGCGACACAGGCCCAAATCGCAAATTATCAGATTAGCAAGTGGAAGATCGTCACGCCATGAGCCGCACCTTCTTAACCTTCAACAGCTACGCCGCCGCGCAGGACGCCGACGCCAAGGTTTGCCTGTACCTGCGGGACACCTACCACGGGTCATATAACCAGTGGTCAGGCGTCTCCACGAACGGCACCCTCTACGGCATAGACTGGGCAAGCGAAGTGCAGGCCGTCTACGGCGACCCCTCCACCAACCCCTCCCTAGTCCTCGTTGACGAGGTTGTGGATGCCGATGGGAAGGGCGACTGGTATCTCTACGCCCCCCCCCGCCACCCCCTCCCGACAACCCATGATCGAACCCCGCTGCGACGGAGCCGGATGCCCCTTCACTGACTCCTGCCAGCGATTCGATCCCACCTACGATCACCTTCATCACCTCTATCTCAACCTTCCCCCCTACGATGCCGAATCCAACTCATGCGAGTACCGATTTCCTCAAGGTGAAGCTGGGCAAGAAAAGCCCTCGCCATGATCCGCGCACGCTGCGCCTAGCGAAGTACGTTAGGGCATTGCCTCCTCCCCCCGCGAGCGTGGATTGGACTAAGCTTGTCACCTTCCCATGCGGAATGATGAACAACGACCGTTACGGATGCTGCACCTGTTCAGGGATGGGCCATGCGGTTCAGACGATCACGGCGAACGCAAATCCCCCCGAGGTGACTATCTCGGACCATGACATCCTGCTGGCCTACGAGGCGGCTTGCGGGTTCAACCCCGCAGACCCCTCAACGGATCAGGGGGGGATCGAGTTGAACGTCCTCAACTACTGGAGGACTAACGGCATCGCTGGGACGGGCCACAGGATAGCTGCGTATGCCGCTGTGAACCCCTTGAACAAGGTGGAGGTGATGCAGGCCCTCTACCTGTTCGGATTCCTCTACACGGGGGTTGCGCTTCCTGTGTCGGCTCAGGCTCAGGTTGGCGGCGTATGGGACATCGATCCCACCCCGGCTGGATCCCCCGGCTCATGGGGAGGACACTGCGTCATTATCGTCGCGGCTGACGAGGACGGACTCACCTGCATCACTTGGGGGCAGAAGCAGAGGATGACATGGGACTTCTGGAACAGGTATTTTGATGAAGCCTACGCCTGCCTTACCCCCGAGTGGATCGAGGCAAACGGGGAATCCCCGTCAGGATTCGACCTCGCAACCCTCCAGTCCGATTTGGCCCAAATCACATGAACACATCAGCATTCAAGGTCTGGTTCGGCGGTGCTCTTGCCGCCTTCTTCACGGGCTTTATCGATGGGTTCCCCGTGGGTGCTCCCGTTGGTGGCGGCATTGCCGTTGCCGATGGTGCTGCCCACCTCGACCTACAGCCCCACACAATCGAGGTGGAATTGATCCACCTCTGCGCGGTTCCCTTCTTCACCGGGCTGGCCGATGTCAGGGGATACCTTCAAAATCATCCCTTCCCCAACATCTTCGCCCCGCCAACCCTTCCCACCCCATGAACATCAAACGAATCCTGACCACTCTCATCTCGCTGCCTCTGGCCCTCGCCTTCGGCGGCTGCGTCATCACCCCTGACGGCTTCATCAACCAGCACATCCCCAACGGCACCATCGGCCAACTCAACCTCGTCGTTGGCGTGACGGGCGGTGCGGGAGGCACCATCACCGGGAAGAACATCACCAAGACCTCCACGGAGATCACGGCCCAAGAACTCCATGTGACCATCCACGACATCGTGAATCCGGTGTTCCAACTGGATGTGGTCAACGGAGCGGGCGCGGCGACCACGATGCAGCTAAAGTAGCCGCATGAACCCGGCCCCGTACCTGTCCGCAATCGCAGCGGCGTATGCCCTACCCGCTGCGAACGTCCATGTGATCGACACGATCCTCGGTCTGGACATGGGCGACAGGATGGTTCCCTACGGGGCCGTGTGCCTTGACGATACGGGGTGCCTGACGATTGGCTTCGCAGGCACCCGCACGCTTGAAGAATGGATCCTAGACTGCGAGATCGAGCCTGACGATACGCCATACGGCGAGGTGGCCGCTGGTATCTGGGGAACATACGAGAGCCTGAGAACGTCCTCGGGCAAGAGTTTAAACGAGTACGACTGGGCGATTGTGGGTGGGCATTCGCGTGGAGGTCCGCTGGCCGCATTATGGGCGGTCGAGTACGGCTCCAAGGAATACTGCCTGTTCGCCTGCCCGAAGATGATTTCGGACCGGGCAATCAACGTCCTCAAGACCCTGAAGGGAACGGCGTTTCAGATGGCAAACGATGTTGTCCCGCATCTGCCGCTGCTCGGGTATCCCGACCTTCCCAGCGTGACCCACATCCTTCCTCCCAAGCCGGGAGGGGTGGTTTACTGCCATGAACTTTCAACTTATGCAGCGAGTCTAACAAAAGGTACACCATGAGTCCTCCGACCTACCACGGCGAAAACTCCTCCCATCAGGACGAAAAGCGGTCGAGGTGGGCAGAAATCATCATGGCAGCATTGATCCCTATATTGATGGGGATCGCCGGGACCGTCGTTAGCATTAGCTACGCTCGCGGTCAATTCGACCAAGAGTTCAAAGACATTGATCTCCGATTCAAGCCGCTTGAGCAGTACGTCCAGACGAATACGACTGAGCACGACATGGCCCTATTTGTTCCTCGCGCCGAATGGCAGCAGCAGGTTCAGGGTAGGGACAAGGAAATGGCGTCGTTGAAGGAACTGATCGCCTTAGGAAACCAAAAGCAGGACCGGATGGAGAGCAAGCTCGACCACCTGATCCTAGAGCTTGACGGAACGCACAAGGGCACGGCGCAGAATTGATTTCCCGGCTCGGCATCGGGGGGCTCAAGAAACAAAAAGGGCTTGGGGGTTGTGCGCCCCCAAGCCCTCCCCTTGAAGTGATCGGCTCGGCACAGCTAGAAACCCCTGTGGATTTCCGGATTATTCAATGTTGAATGACGGACTATTAGCAGTTTAGGGTAATATCAAGCCAAAACTTATCGTCACGGTCTTCGGTCATCCGGATCGAACGGATTTCCAAGGCGGCGAGTTGGATCGTCAATTTCTTGGTATTTGTCCATCAACCTGAAAATCAGGTAAAAAGCCGCAGGACACAAAACAAGAATTACCGCGATGGAAACAATTATGGGATGATAGTAGATCACTGTTTAAACAGACGGTTTGGTTTCCTGCGCTAGGAACGAAGCCGCCAACTTTTCCGTGACGCAACCATCGAGCAGGACTGCCATCGTTTCGTCCAATGATTTACCCTTCTGATTGGTGGCCGCTTTCACGGCATCCTTCAGGGATCCCTTTACGATTTTGACGGCAGACATGAACTGCTGTGGGGTTACGCCGAGATTTGAGGCGCGGGTGAAAACCAACTCGGCATCGGTGATTTCATCCATCTTGCGACCGGGGCGAAGGCACCATCCGGGTATTACCTCACCGGCCTCGATCCTGCGCTTGGCCTCTGCCTTTACCGCCTCAATGACCTTTTCCGCAAGCGATACACGGCCTAGGAAGGCCGCAATCTGGTCGTTTGAGGTAAGGGTAGCGGGCTCTACCTTGGAAAGCTCCATAGTGACAAATTTCGCTTCTTCGCAGTTTGCCCGGCATGGGCAGTAACGGCAGTGCTCACCGGGGATCCGGAGGGCATTGGGCTCCTCGGCAAGGCGCAGGGTGGCAAATAATTCCTCCCTCGCCTTCTTGATTTCCTCGGGGCCGTATTCAACGAGGATTGGAGTCTGGGAAATCCACGGCTGAATGATCGACATCAGGATGGTCCGATCATAACCTAGAAGTTCTGCGATCAGAACGACATAGGCTCTGATCTGCATATTCGACTCGACGCTTTCAACCGGTATGCGTCCGGTTTTCCAGTCGGTGCCGATGATTAATTTCGGCGCGACCATGATTCGGTCGAGTTGTCCGCTGAAAATATCCCTGCCGTCCGGACCCTTCAGGAATATTCTGCGCTCGACAATATCCTCGACGGCAGTCGCGGGATCGACTGCCGGGAAATATTTGTCGAGCATGGAGATCCACTGCTCCCAGCACCGGACAGCGAATTCAATTTCCTCGTCCTTGAGCCCCAACATTTTCTTATCAGACGATGGATCAGCCAGATAAGCGTGAATTCGTTTTCCGCTCTCGGTGTAGTCAAAAACCACCGGATCCCTATGGGGTAATTTTCTCTTTAGCTGGAGATACCCCGGACACCCATGTATCCGGGGGTACTCCGATGCGCTTGGCAGGCCACGACGGGAGTCAGGATTTTCCCCGACTTCGACGGAAGGATTTTCCTCGCTCATGTTAGGCTGGGGGATGGGGAATTGTCGAAAGCCCGGTTATTGCCTTTTCCAGCTTGGCAAGAGCGGAGGATTTCAGTTCCCACACGCTTGCCGCGCCTTCGTGAACCATGCCGGGCAGATTCTTGGCGTAGGCGAAGAGGCGAGTTTCGCTGACGTTCCCGTTCAGCATCTCCTGCTGCATCCGGTTGATCATCGTCTCGCGCTCCTGCGGGGTGATTTCAGGCTCGCTGGGGGCCGTGGGAGCCGGTGGGGCATCCTGTACCTTCCTCGGGCGACCGGGGCCGCGCTTGGGCGGTTCCTGAGGCTGCGGCGGGGCAGCGGGAGGAGTCTGCGCCTCAAGATCCGGGTGGGAGTCTGCCGCCGATGTGGCCGGGGCAGAACCGCTGGCCGGTGGCGATCCCGTGGTTCCGGCGGGATGGGCCGAGTCCGCTTGTTTAAACAACGGCCTGCGAAGTTCGGTCTGGGGGGCGGTGGGGAATGCCTCCTCGATGGTTGTCTCTCCATCCTTGAGAGCGGTCCCGAGGCCGATCAGGATTTCGAGCTTGTCGATGGTGACATCCTCAACCTTCTGACAGTCAACGACTGCCAAAATACGGTTTTCCATGACGCCCATCTGCTTCAGGCGGTCGATGATTTTCCCGCGTTTCTCGACAAGGCTGCTGACCTCGCCGACCGCAACCCGCTTCGCCCGGTCGAAAACGGGCTTAATCAGGGCGAGGGGGACCACCTTGAAGGCGGCATCGCGGAAGGCGATGGCGATGCAGGCGTTGCAGGCGAGATTGATGTCATCCTCGTCAATATTCGGCTTGTTCTTCTTCTTGAAGATCCTGCGCCGTTTCTCGATGGAAATGGCGAGGTTCCTTTCGAGGTCATGCGCGACGGCTTGGACAACGACATGGGGGTTGTCCCCGGACGCCTGTACGTCGATCACGCGAGCCCCGGTCCGCATATTCCCGTAGCAACTGACCGCAATTTCGGCCAGACGGATGCTCGGCCCCTGAATTACCTTCCCTCCTCGCGGAAGGGTGTAGAAGCAGGAGGCTGCGGTTTCCTCGTCCAGCGTGGCGAAAGTCAGCATATCGGCCTTTACCTTGGACAGCACACGGGGGAATTTCCGTGCGGTGGATATTTGGGAGTCGATCTGAGCACGCTCGATTGTTTCCAGAGCGGACAATTCAACAATTTCGGTCTTTGGCTCGTCAGGGATTTTCTCTGACTCGGAGGGTATTTCAGTCATAGCCCGGCCAATTTAAGACTTGACCCCGATGCGTCAAGCTCTAATTAGGGAATTAATTTATGACAACCGACCCCATCCCATCCGTAACCCAGCAAGGATTTTCCGTTCGGCTCCTGAAAAGCGAGGCCGGGGGATATAACGGCGGGATGGTTCGAATTAATGGCGAGCTTCTTCTCTGCACGCGGATCGTGCGGTATGCCGAGGAAAACGGCAGCAAGCGGCTGGTATTCAAGCTGGCATGGCAAAAGCCGACCGGCGCACCGGACGGAATCAACATGAATCTGGTGCATGAGATCGACCTTCCGGGTTTTCCGGAGGACGGCCATGCCGAGGATCCGAGGGTGATTCGCTGCCCGAACGGTGATCTGCTGATCTGCTTCGTCCACGCGACCGACGATCTGAAGCGTCCCCCGTGCGTTCGCTTGGCGCGGATCCGGAACGGAAATTCGATCCAGTCTGCGGAACTGCTCCCGATCATCAAGTACGAGGGGAACGGAACCCCGGACAAGCAGCAGAAGAACTGGCAGTTTTTCTACATCGGCGACCATCTGTACTTCATCTACTGGACTTACCCGCACAAGGTGGTCGAGGTGAACCCGGACACCGGGGAGGTGCTGGGACGGTGGGACGCACACGATGACAAGAATTTTTGCTGGCAGTGGGGACCGCTCTCGGGAGGCACCCCGCCGGTCCCGTGGCGCGGAAAGATGCTGTCCTTCTACCACGGTTATATGCCCCATCCGGTGCGCCGCCGCCGCTACTACATGGGCGCATACACCTTCAGCCAGAAGCCCCCATTCGAAATCATCGACATCACGCCGCCCCTCCTGAGGGGAAGCATGAACGACCCGACGAATTTCGAGCCGCCGAATCACGCCGGTCTTCCGCTGGTGGTGTTCCCCTGCGGCCTTGTTCCTGAGGAGGGCGACCCGGATCAGATGCTCGTCTCTATGGGGGTGAACGACTCCTACTGCGCCCTTGGATCATTCGACCTGCGGATGCTTCCGTTCCAGCCGGTCAGCGAAATGAGATTCCCAAAGGTTTTCCATTTCTTCAGTCAGGACATTTCGATTCCGCTTCGCGCCAGCCAGATCCGCAGCGTCCCGTGGACACCGACCAAGCAGGGATTCGGAGGCGTGATCGCATCCGACAACCCGATGGTGATCGATGATTGCGTCACACGGGGAGGCGTTAGCGAGATCAGCAAGGAAATGTACGATGCGCTCGTAAACGGGCAGGCCGAGAAAAAGGAAGAGATCGCGCCGAGGATGATCGACGTTCCCACGGGGACCGTTGCGAAGACGCTCGACATCATCAACACGATCATCAACGAAATCTCCCGCCTTCCCGGCTGGTCTTTGACCGAGAACAACATCGTCTTCGCCTCGCTGGTGCTGGCCTACCGCCCGGAGGTCGTGGTCGAGATTGGAGTGTACGGTGGCCGCTCGCTGATTTCAGTGGCCCTTGCGATGCGTGCGGTGGGGACCGGAACCATCCACGGCATCGATCCGTGGAACCCGAAGGATTCCATCGAGGGAGAAACCGAGAACAACGCGGAGTGGTGGGGCAAGCTGGATCACGAAAGCATCTACCGTTCCTTCCTGTCCGCGCTGGACCGTTTCAGGGTCGCCGACATCGTTCAAGTTCACCGCAAGCGGTCGGACGCCGTTGACGCACCGGAGGGGATAGGCTTCCTGCTGATCGACGGGAATCACGCGAGCCAAGCCACCGTCGATGTCGAGCGTTTCGCGCCCAAGGTTATTCTCGGTGGTTTCTGCTACATGGACGATCTGATGTGGTCCGGTGGAAACGTGTCCGAGGGGGCGGCAATCCTGACAAAGAGACTCGGATTCAAGATGCTTTTCCGGATGGGAACCGGTGCCATGTTCCAAAGAATCAGCCTATGTTGACCATCGCATATTGCACCAACCGTTTAAACCCCCAGATCGAGTGGTTCTTCCGCTCGCTTGAGCGGGAGATAGGAAACGACCGGGCGAACATCGAGATCGTCGTTGTCGATTTCTGGATGCAAGACATGGAGGGATGGACTCCATACAACGTGACTCAGCGCAAGCTCACGTTTGCGAACATGACCCGGCTCCCGTTCATCCACATCCCTCCGAAGCCGACCGTCTGGCAGGGGCCGCACCGGCTGACCAAGCGGGATTATTTTGCAGCAGCGAATGCGCGGAACACGGCCTTGTGCTGCGCAAGGGACGGGTGGATCGTTTACGTTGACGATCTGAGCATCCTCCGAATCGGCTGGCTGAAGCGGGTGCGGATGGCGACGGAACGCGGGGACATCATCACCTTGGGTAATTTCCAGAAAGTGTCCGACCTGAAGATGAATCCTGCGGGAACCATTGCTTCGTTTAAACAAACGGAGCAGGGTGAGGATCACCGAGAAAAAAGGATCCGTCTGAGCGGAAAGGATCTTCCGGATGTCATGCCCTGCGGATCCGGGTGGTTCTATGGGTGCTGCATCGTTTCCCCCGTCACAGCATTCCTGAAGATCAACGGGTGGGACGAGCGGTGCGACGGCATGGGATACGAGGACATCGTTACCGGAATCGCCCTTGAAATGAGCGGTGCCAAGTTTTGCTTCGACAGGAAAATGGGGCTTCTCGAAAGCGAGGACATGGCGCGGGCTGAGAAAAATTCAATGGTGCGTTCAGATCCCGGCGTTTCTCCAAAGGACAAGAGCCACAGGATTCTTGAACTTGTGCGAGCGGAGGCTGGATGGAGCCCGAATGATTTTGGAAACGGTAGGGATCTTAAATACCTGCGCGAGGAAACACTGATCGGTGCGAAGTTCCCGGTTCCAACCAAGCCGGAAGTCGAATGGTTCACTGGAACACCTTTGAAATATTTATGAAAAGCCTGATGATTTCCCTTCCGGAAAGCACCGGACGCCGCGACGAAACCCTGAAGCACATGGCTTCCCTTGGGCTTCCCATGCCTCATGTCATGGATGGGGTGAACGGTCCCATGTCAGGATTGCGCACCACGATCCCCTACGAGATAGACAACCCCGGATCCGGATACCTCATGGGTCCGAAGACGGTGGGGCTTGCGTTGAGCCACCATATCGCGTGGCAGATCGTTTCCGCATGGGGAGAGCCGACGATGATCCTTGAGGACGATGCTCTGTTCTGCGAGGACTGGAAGGAACGGATGGAGATGGCCTTGGAGGACACCCCGAAGGATGCGGACATCCTTATGGTCGGTTCCTGCAACACGTTCGACAAACCAAGGCTACAGATTAAGGGTGAGGTGTTTCATGTTGCTTGGCCGCAATGCACCCACGGGTACATCGTCTGGCCGAAGGCAGTTCCCATGCTGGTAGCTACCCAGAGGAAAATCTGGGCTCCGATTGATCTGGCGTTGGTTCTGGACAGCTTCCCGAGGATGCGGGTTTACACCGTTCTTCCCAGAATTATCTCGCAGCGCGGTACGGACATCAGGGACTGAGGGATCGTTTAAACTGGCAAATCGCATGGGGTCGTGATAGTGACCCCATCATGGGTGCGCTCTCGGCCACGCTCAGTCCAATCACTGATTTCGGAAGGCGAATTGCCCGCCCCGGTCGAAGGTTCGTCTGCTGCAATTACCTGAACAAGGTTCTTGTAACGCATCCGGATGTTGCTCCCGTGATGTGGGATGCGTCATCCCCGTCCGTTTCCGTGATCCCCGGACTTCCTGCCGGGACAACGTATAAGGGAGTCAATGCGTTTCAGGGATTCATTTTGCTGTGGAGCAGAGACATATTGAAGTGGTCCGACCAGAATGACTTTACGATGTGGATTCCGGTGGGGACAACGGCGAGCAGCTTTGTCTTCAACACGACCGCAGTATTCACGCTTCCTGCGGTTGGGGTCGAGAGCGATTACATCTACGTCGATCAGAATCCCACGGGGCTTCAGGCGTTGCAATTCCTTCGGATCGACACTGATCCCACGTTCACGTTCTTCCAAGTTGGAAGCGTTCTGCCTGCAAGCGGTATCGTGGGGACCGCATCCGGATTTACCCAGACCGTCCCAGCCGGTGTCACTAAGGATATTTTCCTGCAATCCTACGTCCCCTACGAGGCACAGACTCGGATCTGCTTCGCATCAAATCCCAGCAACATCATGCGGGTGAACACGGCGGCGGTTGCAGCATCTGGAGCGGTGCTTGCCCTGTCGGCTGATTTTGCGAACCCAAATGCCGGGGACACGGTGGTTGTTTCGGTTTCCACTATCCCGCTTTTTGAGCCCGGCGTCTATGTGTCGATTGGCCCGGTAGGATCTCCGGGGCAGGACATTTACGTTGTAAACAGCATCGACACTGTGAACAACACGATGGTCTTAAAGAGGGTTGGCGTCGGATCCTCTGGGACCGGGGGACACAACGCTGGAGAGTTCATTGTCGGCCAGTCCTACGTCAACGTGACGAACATCGGTTTAAACGATGCGGTGAGCGTGTTCGCGGAGCCGATCAATGAAATCTTTGGATTCACCGTCGTTCCTCAGGATCTGACAGGCGCGGCAGCGGAAGGAACTGTATTCCCAATTGGGACCCAGATTTTCACCGTGGACGCGAACGGTGCGGGGGAACTGGTGAACACGGGATCCTTGGTGAACGGTCCGATCCTGCACGTTGATACGATTTCGGACTACGCCTACATCTTCAAGAACCGCTCGATCCAGTCGTTGCAGTACACGGGTGTTGGCAACGGGACTTTTTTCCTTCGCCCGGAGATAACCGACGAGGGTCTGGTCGGTGATTATTCCTTTGTGAAGGTGGGTCAGGACAGGATCTACCTCTGGGGAAACCGTGGAATCTACTGCTACCAAGGCAGCAGCACGCTGACTCCGATTGCCCAGCAGCACTACAAGCAGTTAAAGGAGGAGTTGGATCTGTCTCGGGCGAGCGAGATCATCGGATTCCACAACGAGAAGGACTTCGAAATCTGGTTTATTTACCCTCGGGTGACGCAGTTTGGAACCGGATCCCTTCGCGTATTCATTTACAACTACGTCGAAAACTCCTGCACCATTGATGATTATTCGACGGCATTCAGCGCGATCACGGCGATGGGAAGGATCGACTGGAATCAGGATTACATCTGGAGCACGGTAAGCGGAACATGGGCAAACCCACAGTCATTTACGGCTTCAGCGGAGTGGGCAGACGAGGTATCGGACGCCTATCCCGCCTACCCGGTTATGGCGGTACAGACGGATGCGCCCCCGCTACAGCCTACGATGTCTCCTACGGCTGCGAGGGATCTTTACAATACCGCGCATCCCACGGCAACGGGTCCTCAGGATCCGCTTGAGTTTTTGAACTTCTTCAACTCGTACTGGTACACGAATGGCGCATGGCCCGCTTTGTCGGTTCTTCAGGCCCGCTCAACGGCAGACGAGCAAATCGCGGCGGCATTCGGCTATGTGGCGGGGACCGGGATAAATCCATATTTCCTAGCTCCTGCGGCAACGCTCAATTTAAACAACGCCGCTGGCCTGATGGTTTATGACAACGGAGCCACGGACCGCATTGGCGATCCGATCTGCTCGGTTTACGAATCGGTGGATCACGACGGAGGGGATCCTCTCACATGGAAGTACGCGGACACCCAGTGGTTCTCGATCCAAACCAAGTCCAAGCGTTCTGTGGCGATGCCGATCTTTGTCTATATCGGTGCTCGGGCAAACTATGATGATGACATCAAGTGGTCGGCTCCGATTGTGCTGATGGTTCAGGGGAACAAGAATTACGTCACCAAGACGAACGTGAAGGCGGCGGGACGTTTCTTCAGGGTTAAGATTCAGGCTGCAACTCCGGGGCTTACCTTCCGCATTTCCCAGTGCCGGATCCTTGGTCGCCTTGGAAACACCTACTGATGGCCGACGAAACTCTATCGGTTATCTCGCCCCCGGTTGACGAGTCACCGGCACCGTCAGGAGTCGATGCTTCCAGTGATGCGGGAAAGGTTGAGGCTACGTTTAAAAAATGGGCGAGGGAGGTTTCCTTCGCGTTTAAGAACCTGACCGTTTCAGTACCGGCAGCATCGTCCGTATCTTCACCCACGACGGTTTCCAGTCCGGTTATCATTTCCAGCGGAGTGTCGGCTGGAGGCAATGGCTGGAGCCCAATCATCGCCTTGGTCCCCGGTCCATCCGGGGTGGGGATCGTTGCCCTGATCATCGATTGGACCGGAGGAAGCACGACAAAGCCCGCCGCTGGCCTTTACATCGCGGAGTCCGGGCTGACGAGCAACATCAACCTAGCGGTCAACATTCAGGGACCTCAGGGTACAACGGGACTCGCTGGAGGGTTCACGCTTCACCAAGTGTTTTCTGCCGGGACCACGGCCCCTCCCGGCGCAGGAATGGTGGCGTACAACAATGCCACCTTTGGGTCGATCACCCATGTCTTTGCAAGCACTCTTGATCGAAGCGGGAATGATATTTCCGGAATCATGGGTCAGCTTGTTGCCGGGAATTACATCCTGATTTTCGAGGAGAACAACGGGACGAAGTTCTCGATATTTGCGATCACGACCGTAACCCCGCACACGGGCTACATTGATTTCACGGTCACGCCGATCTCTGGCGTTGTTCTCGACGGGGCGCAAAACGCAGGATTCTGCTTCTGCGGGCTGGGGACCGGAGGAGGTGGTGGTGGAGTTACCCAAATCATCGCCGGTACTGGGATAAGCATCAGCCCTGCGGGCGGCACGGGCAACGTGACCATCAGCGTTTCGGGGGCTGGGACAGGGGATGTCATAGGGCCAGCCGGTGCGGTAGCTGACAATTTCGCGTCCTATAATGGAGTGACCGGGAAACTCATCAAGGATAGCGGAAAGTCAGCGGCTTCGTTCGATGTTTCTGGTGCGGCGGCGGCGGCACAGGCTGCGGCAATTGCGGCAGCGGAAGCGTATGCCGACACCTACAAGCTGTCCAAGGCCCAGAATTTGCTCGATGTCGCAAACGCTCCCACGGCCTTTGACAACATCAAGCAGCCCGTCTCGACAGGCCGCTCTGGCGTTGCGCCGGTCCTTCCGAATGATGCGAGCAAGTATCTGGACGGAACTGGAAACTGGTCAACCCCCGCTGGAGGTGGGGGCGGTCTTCCTTCTGGTGGCGCGAAGTACGCCCGGCTGGCAAAGAACAGCGCGACCAATTACGACGCTGGATGGTACGGACCGTATGACTTCAACGTGAAGGATTACGGTGCGGTCGGAAACGGATTGACCAACGACCGTGCAGCGATTGCTGCGGCAGACACCGCTGCGGCAGCGGTTGGAGGCACAGTTGTTTTTCCATACGGGACATTCTACGTTGCAACCGCCCTGACCATTGCGAGTCCAGTTGTGATTCAGGGCATGATCCAACCAGAGAGCGGTCAGACAATCACCTTCTCGGGAACGATCAAAGCCCCGAAAAAGCAGATTTTCAGCGGCTCGTATATTTTAAACACAATCCAGATCGGAGCCGCGACATCGCTGATCCCGGTCGAATGGTTCGGAGCGGGGCTCGGAGGCGACGATTCCCTCTCAATTCAGGCGGCGATTAACAGCACGGGGACCTCTGCGAATCCGACGCAGATCATAGCAATGGACGGAGCCTACACGACTCGATCCAGCCGCGTGATCACGGTGCTTTACGGAACACCCATCAGTGCTTCTCCGAACTCGACGTTGACCGCAGGAACCGGGGCGACAGATGCCTTTCTGTTTTCCGGAAACGGGATCGCAAAATCAACCCTTCCGAGAATCCACGGCTTTTCCTCAGGGGCCGGAATCACGATACGGAACTGCGGTGTGTGGAATTTCGATCTTCAGGAGATCACCACAAGCCACATCGCCGTCAAGTATTTGATGGACGCTTCGGGTGGCAAGGAGGTTCTGGACACAAAGGTTTTCGTTCAGCACATCTCAAACTGCGCCATCGGAGCCCTTGTCACCTCGGACGGAAGTTCTGGATGTGTATTTCAGGGGAATGAGCTTCACTGCAACTTTTTCGACACGGGATATAATGCTGTCTCGTTCGACAACGTAGCCAATGTTTCTTGGGATGGAAACATCTGGGATTTCATAGCCATCGATGTAAACAACATCGTTGGGGCGAAGGCGTTTTTCAACCAGTCTCCATATTTTGTTGCTAGGAACGTATTCAAGGTCACTGGGTGGTTTGGCGGGTGCGTCGATTCGTCGTGCTACGTTTACGGATACTTCGTCGGATGCACGTTCGAATTTGCCATAGCGGACATTCCGGGGGCTTACACGCGATTCACCTTCGCATCCGGTTCTGGGTTCAACCAGATCATCTCCCTTGGCACGGTGGGGTCTTTTGGATTGCCGGCAGGACTCGCAATGCCGACAACCCCCGGATCCCCGTCTGGAGAATGGGCCAACGCAGGATACAACAATACTTTAGGGGTTTACATATCCCTGTCAGGAATGGCAGCAGGGGCGACTCAGGTCTGCTATGCGTACTCGGCTTTGCTGGACGGGAAGAGCAATCTGTTCCGCGTCAACACAACCTCTGCCATCGGGGTGATCTGCGAGTCGATTGTCGATGACACGGCAACGGATGCCTACCAGATGAAGCTGACGCTTCGCAACGTCAGCGGCGGGACCGTGACCGGATTTTATCAGGCGATCATCACAGTCGCAACCTAGCGCGTTTCTTTCCAAATTAGAAATGTCCGAAAGGACGTTTCTTGTTGCCTGTAGGAAAGTTTTGTCAAGAAACTCAAGCCCGGCACATGAGTTTCCTAGGGACCAATTACTCGACCGTTCAGCCCTCCGTATACAATATGTACGGTCAGGGCAACACCCCGAACACGGGTGCGATCACTTCGATGCAGTCGATCTTCGACGCATTGAACAACGGGGGACTCAGCAACGCGACGAACTCGGCAAACGCATTTGCCAATCGCCTTCAGGGAGCAGCGAACAATCCGGCCTTCGGTTCGATTTACAACTACGGTTTAAACGAACTGAACGGGAATTACCTTCAGAGCCCGCTGGTTTCCAACTACGCAAATCAGGCGTATCAGAGCCAGTTGGGAGCCGGGCAGGACGCTGCGGCACGCCAGAGGGCGCAAATGTCTCGGGCGGGAATGGGATTCTCTACGGCCAACCAGCAGGCGACGGACGCCGACATTGCCTCTGCGGCCCAGAAGGGCGCGTTGTCACGCGGCCAGATCCTCACCCAGAACGAGGAGTTTGAGCGGCAGCAGCAGCAGAACGCACCGGGCATCATCTCGGGTGCGGTGAGCCAGCCCTTGAGCTACCTGTCCGGAGTGAACAATGCGCTGTACGCCCCGTACCAGTCTCAGGCTGGGGTCACACAGCAACTTGCCGGTGGAGCAACAATCGGATATCCGACGATGGTTCAGCAGCCGAACCAACTTCAGTCTATCCTCGGAGGGCTTACAGGTGCGGGAAGCATCTACAATTTGCTCGGAGGCACGGGAGGAACGGCAGGGTTAATGTCTGCTGCTGGTGGAGGCATCGCCGATATGTTAAGTTCATTCCTTCCAGACCTTCTCGCGTTCTAGGAATTTAAACTACCATGCCCGGCAACTTTGTATCACTAGGGGACGCAGGCTTCTTCGACACGGCGAAGATGGGCAACGAGGCTGAACAGGCGTTTATACAGGACGCGATTCAGAAGCAGGCACTGGCGCAGCAGAAGATCGCCACGCAGAAGGCGGGTGCTGAAGCTGCGCCCACCATCGATCCGCGAGCGGTCGCTGCGGCGGTCGCAGGAGAAGTTGCGCGGCGTCAGGCAGAAGCCGATGCAAGGAATGCGATCAATCAACTTTCCCCAGAGTTGAAGGTTTACGCGGCGACCCACAACGGTCAGCTTCCGGAAAGCAGAACGTCAACGCCTAGCCGAAATCTGGATACCGGAACGACTTCGTTGAATGTCCAGACCGGGATTCCTATCAGGGATCCGAATACCGGTCAGGTCATTAATCGCAATATCGCCTCAGATGTTACGAACACTCTCGCCCCGATTGGATCGCGTGTGACGATCAATCCCGAGAACCCGAAGACGCCGGGAATCACGACTTCGACGGAACAGCCCACCGCAGTTAATGAGAAGGGCGAGGCGGTTCCTTTCGGTGCTCCGACCGAGAAGATCGAGCGGACGGGGAGAAGCGTTTGGCAGAACAATGCCCAAAATCGCATGGACGCCGCGATGGGGGTCATCATGGATCCGAACGCTTCTCAGGAGGAAAAGACGAAAGCGGCCCTTGAGTATTCAACGGCGCAGGGTTTGATCAATGCCGCATCTGCCACGGCTCCGGGGGCTCCGAAGAACACCAAGCCCCCTGCACAGTCTGAGTGGCGTCAGAATCAGGCGCAGATCGACGAGCTTGCGACCTCAATGGAGGGCATGGATCAGAACAGCCCTGAATATGCGAAGGCGCAGGCGCAACTTGATGCCCTTCAGAAACGGCAGGCGTCCGTGAAGATTTCCGGTCAGCCCAAGACTTCGGCGACAGATACCCTGCTCGCCGCGATTCAGGCCAAGAAAAATGGTGCCGGAAACGCGCAGCCTGCCACAGGAACGCAGGGCGGCAGCGGAACGGCCCCCGGAAACGGACCGAGTTCAAGGACGGGAACATTCAGCAATCCTCCTCCGAACCCAGCCTCGCCTGCCCAGCCTCTCCCGCAGACTTCTGCCCCAGCCAAAGAAGAGGGAGGGCTCACCGACTTCGGCGCGAATTACAAGTCCACCGATCAGGTCGTTGCCGATTACAAGGCCAAAAAGATCACTTGGGATCAAGCCGCCGCAGTCCTCAAAAAGCGGTTCAATGTAGGAGACTAACGCGATGGCAACCGTCGCTGATCTCCTCGGCCCGGACCAAACCGCCGCAGGGAAGACGGTCGCCGACCTATTGGGTACGGATCCGTCTGCGGCGCAGCGTCAGCAGCAGTCCGTCAATGATTTGCTTGGACCGCCCCCGCGACCGGAAGGTGGTCAAAGTGTCACCGACCTTCTTGGCCCCCAGCCTGAACAGGAGGAACCCGCGCAGCCCGACGAGAACAATTACCGTGGACGAGGAGCCTTGGGGCGCATCACTGACGAGTTTAAACGAAGCACGGCGGGCAAACTTCTTTCGGCCACGGGAACCGCGCTTGAGGGAGTTTTGGATCAGGATCCGCTGCTCAAGAATCGAAACACAAAAGGCATTCCGGATTCGGTAAAGGAACCGGCTGAAGACGTTGCGGCTCGGATAATCCAGAGTTATTCGAAGGGCGCGATGGTGGCCCCCGGATTGCCAGTTCCGCTCCCGCTTGCTCCGGTTGCACGCTGGATCAAGCAGAGTTACGACAAGAAGCCGGGTGACGGAGGTCGCAATTTCCTTCCCCTGCCTGAACACCCCGGAGACATATTCCCCGCCGCTCCGAAGGGTGGAGTAGCGGAGGGCATGGCCCGTGCGGGTGGCGACTTCGCACAGAGCATGGCGACTCCGGAGAACGCGGCATTGATGCTTGCCTCCTCTGGGGCCGCAGGAATTTCCCCGCTCCTGTCACACATCATTTCCGGTGGGTTTGGCGTGCAGATGGCGAAGGGTGCTCTCGACCAGATTCCGGAGGTGGTTGGGGTGTTTAAGAATCCGAAGTCAACGCTTGCCGACAAGATCGCTGCGGTGGGCAGCGTGCTGTTTGGCCTGACCGGAGCCGCCGCAGCGGCAGCGCACGCCATGTCCCCGCTCGACGTTCCTCCCGACATCGCAAAGACAATTGAGGGGAAGCATCCGGTGGATGCCATCGATATGCTCGACAAGGCCGCGAAAACCGACGAGGACGCGGCCAAGGCAAGGGACTCCTATATCGAGTGGTGGCAGAATGCGCTGAAGACCCAGCGCGAGGGGGAGGCAATGGTTCCCGGAGCGGAAGAGGGGAAGATGACCGGACCACAAGCCGATCAGGAAAAGCAGCGGGCGGCACTGGAGCAAAAGATCGAGCAGTCTCAGAAACCCAGTCTTGAGCAGCCGGGGCTTCCGCAGGGAACGGTTCCCGCCAGCTTCCCGAACGATCAGGAGAAGGTGGAAAAGATGCAGGCCGGTGAATCGACCGCGCCGACTCCCCCGGCAGAATCCACCACACCGGCTGGCCCGACTTCCCCTGCGGCGACCAGCGAGCGTCCCACGACCGGACCCGCCGCCCCGCGCAAGACCGCCCCTGCGGTTTACGCCGGAACGATGTCCTTTGGAGCCGATGGCGAAAAGCCGGTTTACCGTTTAAACGAAGACATCCTTGGAGGGACAAAGGGCCAGACGGTCACCGCGCAACAGTTGGAGCGGGCCGGTTATGAGGTCCCGCCTACCCCGGCGCAGGAAACCCCCGCATCGGCCCAGAAACCCGCTTTTAAGCCCACCAGTCCCCCGGCAGTACCCAAGGGTGCCGAGGAGCCCGTTCCAGCCGCAGCGGCCACAGAAACGCCAAGGCCGACCCCCGCAATGATCCGTGAGGCAGAGGCCAAGCTGAAGGCGTCAGATCCCGACCGGCTCGACTACATGAAGGAGCAGTTGCGGGCGCACGAACTGACCCGTCAGGAATATCAGGATCAGTTGCTGGAGATTGTTAAGCCCAAGGAAGGCGAAGCGGAGCCTGAGGCGAAGCAGTCCCCGCACGATGCCGCACAGGAAGAAGTCGATAACGCTTTGATCGATCCTGAGGTTAAGAAGTCCAAGATCATATCATTGGCACGCAAGGCGTTGAAGAACGGGCTGATCACGGATCGCGGACTTGCAGAGGTTCAGCGCATGGCAAAGGACAAGGACATGGGTCCTGAGGATCTTGGGAACGAACTCAAGATGAGCTTGCGGGCGAATGCGGAAAACGCGCAGAAAGCCCCCGCTCCAGTTCCCTCCCCCGCCGCTGTCCCTGCGCCTGCTGCGCCAGCATCCGAAGCACCCCAAGCCCCGGCACCCGCCGAAGCGGCACCCGCTCCTGTTCCGGAGAAGGCAGCACCGAAAGCGGAACCTCCCACGATTCCTGTCAGCATTGACGAGGAAGAGGCACCGGGGATTGAAAAGCCCGCGCCAACCGCCGAACAATATCAGAAGGCACTGGGCGAAGTCGATGAGCGGTCCGCAGCGGAGAACGTCACTAGCTGGCAGATGGCGCAACTGGCCCGGAAGTACGGTCAGGACGGGCTGATTTCCAACGACAATCTAGCCGACATCCTAAAGATTTCTGAGAACAAAAAGTCGGTTGCGGATGATGTGGCTGCTCAGATCCGGGTTGCGCTGCGCTCTGGGATGAAGGAAGCGGCTGGTGAATTTAAACCGGAAGGCACGCCTGCAAAGCCCATCCCGGTCGAGGTCGAGGGAGCACCCGAGGAGAAGGCACCGGCCCATGTCGAGACAACCCCGGACGGTGGGGTTGAGGCCAAGACCACGGAAGTCGGCGAGAAGTCAGTCTCGCGTCTGGTGGACAAGAAGCAGTTCGGGGCGCAGAAGGCATTCATCAACGATGCTCTGGGTCAACTAATCGACAAGGCTCCGGATGAACCGGCGGGAAAGGTTGTCATCCATGTTCCCGATGACGGGTCCTATTCGGTCGTAAACTCCAAGGCTGCGCTCACCAATTTCAGGGACATCATCAACAAGCGTTTCGGGAAGTCCTTCACGCTCCCGTTCGATCCGAGGGAATCTGAAAGGGTCACCGTTCAGCCTCCGTTCGGAAAGGAACTCGGAGGAAGGGAAGCTCCGAATCCCAAGGGGGTAGCACGTTTAAACGATAACCCCACGGCGGAAAGTATCACGAAAACGGTAGCCCTTTCGCAGAGCACAGATTCAACGCGCTACGTCCTGAATCAGGTCGCACAGGATGGACCGTTCACGGTTGCCACAGATGGACGCCGCTTGACGTTTGCTATCGGCGGTAAGGGCAGGGACATTGCAGACATCGCCAAGAACAAGGACGGTGGTAAATATCCGAACTGGAGGGAGGTTGTCCCGAAGGAAGTCATGGACGTTGGGAAGAATGGTGTCACGATCAAGCGGGACACGGGTCCGTACAAGCCGTACAAGGTGGATGCCGAGGATCTGATCAAGCAGATCGACCGGGCCGCAGCGATGCTGGATGAAAAGCACAATGCGGTCGGAATTTACGACATCGGTAACGGCAAGCTGGCTATCGGGGTACAAAATTTGGAGACGGGTGAATACTCCGCTCCGGGAATAGCGAAGGGCAGCAAGCCGATCTTCTCGATCAATTCCGACTTTCTGCGGGACGGATTGGAGCAGGCACGCGGAATGGGTACGAACAACCCTAGGCTTTACATTGGGCCTGAGGACAAGGCGATGGTCTTGACGGATGGGGACAGAATGGCGTCTGTCATCATGCCGGTTCGCATGGATGAAAATGCTGGTGGGTTCGGGGATGTCATGGACGCCGCCGAGTCCGCAGCCCAGAAGGAGCGTTTAAAGCGCGAGTCCGAACTGGAAAAGCTGCCGCCCGACAAGGCCGCAGATCCGAACACCGCAGGCTTCATCGATGCCCGCATCCTAAAGTATTCCCCCATGTTGCTTGCCGGGGCGAGCGGAGCGTCCTACGGGTGGTATCACACGGACAGCGACGATCCGGAGGTGAAGCTGCGGAATGCTTTGGGGTACGGTGCGGCTGCGGCAATGTTGACCGGTGGAGGGATCTTCGCCCTGTCTCATCCGGGTGGCACCGCGAACGCTTTTCGCTACCTGAGGTATGCCATCACGAAGGATGGAATCCCCCATATTCGCGCAGCGGACGAGAATGCCGCCAATGGCGCGTTTCGCTTGGTTGGTGCGCGTCAGCTTGGGTATATGCAGGGCGCATCCGAGGCTATCAAAAACCTTGGCACTCACTGGGACGATCCTGACTTCGACCGGCTGATCGGATCGGTGACCGTGCATGAGATGCAGCTTGCCAAGCTGGATCAGCTTTATCAGCAGCGCGATGCCGCCCGCGCCACCATCGATGACCCGAAAGCAGACGCGGAGACGAAGAAGATGGCCCGTGAGGATCTGAAGCGCGTCGAGGCGCAGATCCCGAGGGTTAAGCCGGTGTTCGATATGCCGGGAACGGCGATTCATACCCAAGAGGAATTTGATGCCGCGTTGAAGAATCCGGAAGTTCAGGCAGTGCTGGAGAAGCATAAGGCCGGGATCCAGCAGATTGCCGAGGAACGGCAGAGACTGCTTGGAGGGAAGATCGCGGCCCTTGGCCCGAACACGGGTGTATTTGTGAACACCGAGGCATTGCTGCGGGACATGGATGCGGAAAAGGGAGGGTTCCCAAACACAGGGGAAACCGCAGGAATGCGGCGCGGAAACCTTTTAAATCCTCGCAGGCAGGGAAGCTCGACGAACATGGAACGCGCCGGGACCGCCGAGGGCTACGACCTTTCCTACAAGAATCAGGTCGCCAAGATGGCGTCCGCGAATGCGGAGCGAGCCGCCAAGGTCGAGTATTACAACCGCCTGCAAGATGCCGGGCTGGCTACAACCGAACCGGATCCCGAGGACATGGGGAACTGGAAGAGGGAGGAAACCCATCCCTACCTCGCCCGTGGCGAACCGCTCTACATCCGCAAGGACATCTGGAGCGAGCACCGGCACTTGATGCAGACCGACAGCCCGCTCGATTCGAACGGCTGGCTGATGTTCGCAAAGGCGATGAACACAGTTCAGTTGAAGAGCATCACCGATCCCACCTTCCACGTTGCGAACATCGAGGCGACGATTGCCCGATCACTGGGACGCAACTCACCGTGGGACATTGCGAGCCGGATCCCCGGAGTGAACATTGCCGACGCGAACATCCGTCTGATGAAACGCCTAAGGGATGTCTGCGCGAACGACCCGGAACTTCTTGGGAAGCTCAATCGTTTGCCCGGATTTAAACAGCTTTCTTCGATGCAGGACCCGATCACGATGGGCGAGGTGGCCGATAAGCTGACGCACATGGCCGAGACCGGAGCCCTCCGCGCAACCCACCCCGGAATCATTCAAGCCATCGACCGGGCCGGGCGTCTGGTGATGGATGACCTGTACGACAATCTCGTTGATCAAGGGCTTGCAAAGGACAGCGAAGCCAGCAGGCGCGACTTTATCAATCAGATCGGACAGTACGACACACGGCTCATGGGCAGGGTGAAGCAGTTCGCAAAGGAAGCCGGTGTGGCCCCGTTCATCGTGGCCGGTCAGAACTTCAACCGTGGTGCGGTCCGCGCCCTTGTGGGAGCACCGGGAGTCGAGGCGGCGAGCGGATCGGCAATGGCTAAGATGATGGCATCGAATCTGGCTGGCACATTGGTCAGTACCATCGCCGTGCCGCTCACACTGAATTACCTTCTCAGCGGCAAGATCATGGGACCGCCCGGAACCCCGGTGGGGGCAATCGGATGGACCGACAAGGAGGGGACACTGCATTACGTGGATCCCCTGAAGTGGACGAACCTTCGCCGTGGAATGCGCATCACTGGTTTAAACTCAGTGGTGAACGGGCTCAAGGACGGGTATGATCCCAACCACATCGCGGGAGAATCGATGACGGACATCATCGGCGGCATGACCCAGCCGTGGTGCGGACCGGCAGTGAACGCGGCATCGGTGATGATCTCCGGACATACCGTGAACGGTTACCGTGTCGCCGACATTGCCAACCCGCTAGATCGCACAAATTTCCCGACCGGTGCTCAGTTCGGTGAAAACGCCAAGGCTGCATTAGGAACCATTCAGCCCCAGATCGCCGCGTATATGCAGGGCTCCGCACGGGTACGGCCCGGCCAAAGCCCCACGGCATCTGGAGCGGCCAACATCGCAAAGTCGCTTGGCAAGGCGGTCGGCTACAGCGAATCGAGCAGTCCGGTTGACGAGTTCAAGGGGGCTTCTTCATCGGCCCTCTGGAATCAGCAGCAGGCCAGAGACGCCGAGGGCAAGAAGATCCAAACCCTAGCTTCTCGCTGGAACAGCGACATGACGGCAGACGAGGCTACGGAAACCCTTTCCAAGATGACTGAGCCGCAGATCAAGCGTCTCCTGAAGGATGTCACCGGGGAAGTCGAGGGGCTTACTGGGTCGGACCGGAACATCCGAAACATGACCGAGGAAAACGGCGACCGGGCAAGGTTCCTTTTGACTCTGATAAACCGGGCTCCGGATAAGGCAGAGGAAATCGTTGCCCACGGCATCAAGGTCAAAACAATCACCGACAGCGTGGCAAACCAGATTCAGGGTTTCCAAATGGCCGAAGAGGTGGCAGCCATGCCACACGCCAAGCGGGAGGAGTACATCCAGAATCTGATCCGAGAGAAGAAACTTTCGGATGATGTTGCCGCTCCCATGCTTGAAGAACTCAAGCGTAGGGGAGAAATTTAAACGGTGCGGACCGTGTAAAAACGGCAACCCCCCCGGTCGTAGATGGCGTACCGGAGGGGTGCCTTTACCCTCTGAGCGAGCGGGGAATCGCGCCCCGCTGAAGCTGGGGTTAGCTCTTACCCGAGTCGAGGTTCGACCGGGCGAGCTTGATGTTCGACAGGTTCGGCTCCGTCAGGATCGCGTCGAGCGCGGACTGCGGGCGGGTGAACCCTTCGGACATCGTGCGGTCGGCGAGTTCTACCGAGAGGCCAGCGTCATCGGCATTGGCACTCTGGTAGAAGATGCCGTTGGCGAGGGCATTGGAGGAGGTCGCGGCTGCGACGGTCGGCACTGCCGGGATGGCCGGGCTCGCGCTGTATCCGTACAGCCAGTAATAGGTATTGACCTCGGTGATCGCCACGTTGATTCGGGCGATGGTGTCGGCCATCACGGTCTTCGTGCCGGTGGTGATCGTCTCGGAGGTGAGGATCGCATTGCCGTCAGCGAACAGCATTGCGGTGGGGAGGAAGCGAGGAGTATGTGACATAGTGATCTTGACGCTTTGGCAATCTGTCCAAACGTCAAGGAATTTCATGCAATATAGGCTTGACTGGGAGTAAGTTGGGAACAAGTTTCCTAATTAAGTATTGACACCGTACTGAGGGACATTTCTACTGCGCCCCGTGGACACCGAAGAGCTAAAGGCATTGCCGAAGGAGTCACTGCTGTCGTTGATGGAAAGGACTTATTCGGATGCGAAGCCGCTACAGGATCAACTCGCCGAGAAGTCGGTCGAGATCCTGACGCTCTCGGCTGAAGTCTTCCGCAGGATCATCGCCAAGCACCTGCCCGAGGTGGAGTGGCGCAGGACGAACATCGTCACCGAACTGTCCTGCTCGCTCAACTGCCTTGGTCAGCCCGCACTGGAACTGAGCAGGAGGCTGAACCAGTTCAAGGAGCAGGGAGTAAACATCGTCGCCGTCGAGTTCGACGAGATGCAGCGTCGTTACATTTTCCATACAGCACCGAAGGGCGGGGCTCCGGAGATCGTAGAACAATGAACAGCGAACTTCTTACTTTCTGGCTCCGCGCCATGCTTGAGGCAATGCCCCGAGGCGGCAAGACACAGGCCGCTGAGATGCTTGGAATCAGCCCCTCCGGGCTTTCCAAGATTTTAAACAACCCACACCGCGCCTTTGACGAAAAGACCTGCCGCGCCCTCGCGTGGTTACAGAACTCCAAGGCAGAACGCTACAGCGTCGATCAGTTCCCGATAAAGCTAGACGAGGACAACAAGCCGATGGAAACCGAGCACGGCCCGATCATTGTCGAGGAGCGCGTCAACCCGGCTGGCGGCACGTTCTTCGTCTGGAGGAAGGGATAATTTATGGCACACGCAACCTTTGTAAAATCGGCGCGGAAAGCAATTCCCGACCACGGAATAAAGGTTGGGGATTCCTACTACTGGTGGAAGTTCCGGTTTGGCGGTAAGCACATCAGCCGATATTGGCCCCGCCCGTCGCAACTTACCCAGAGCGAATTTTACAGCACCCTCTACGGATGCCAAGAGACGATTGAAGATCTGGGGAATTGAGTGATGGGAATGTCCGAGGCAGAGTTTATGATCTTGCAGGCGCGGGTCGCCAAGCGCGGCGAGCCGATGAAAATTTCAATGAGGCCGAACTCCGACGAGGATAATTTAAACAAGACCGAGAAGCGATTCCTTGATCTGCTGCGGTCATGGCCGCACGCCTTCCTTGGGATCCAGTGCATGACCTTGAAGCTGGGGGACGATTGCCGATACACCCCTGACTTCGTTCGCCTATACGAGGGAGGTCTGGTGGCCTACGAGGTGAAAGGGTTTTGGAGGGATGACGCCCGAGTGAAGATCAAGGTCGCAGCGCGGACATACCCGTTCATCCACTTTATCGCCGTGCAACGCAAGGGATCGAACTGGTTCTACGAAAATATTAAGCCATGAGTGAGGTAACAGCCGGGCAAGAAATGTCCCTGAAGCAAGTGGTTGAACACTTACCAGATGGACATAAAGCGCGTTTGGAATACCTCCGTCTGGAGCAGAAGTCGGTGCTGCTCATAAAAGCTATAGATGCACTTCGGAAGTGGGAGCGTTGGTACGTTGGACAGGGACAGTACGCCGGGCAAACATCAGATGCTGCCTACGCTGGAGTTCAGGTACTAAAGGAGTACGAGGCCGCGCTCGCGGAGGGGGAAAAGCCGTGAAACGCATCTTCATGTTGGGATTTTTTGTCTCCATGTTTGTGATCACCTACATTGAAGATCACCCGGCGACGGCGCACGATATTTGGGGAGCAGCATTGTTCCTCTTGTTAGCGATATTTTTATTTGCCGACAAAAGCCATGATCATAGCAATCATGTCCAATGAATCCGTGATCACCTGCGTAGGCGTGGCCCTCGCTCTAGGGATCATAATTGGCTACGTCATCTGGGGTGGTGACGGCCCTGACAAGACGGATGACCTATGAGCGAGCCCAAGAAAACCGTCCTGAAGTTGTCTGGGAAAATGCGCGTGATCCCTCTTGACGAAGAGGGGGTTGCTGCGGATCCGGAGCCCGAACAGGAGACGCCACCCGTGAAAGGCGTCACTCCCCCGCTTGGCCCCGAGGTGAACAGCGAGCGCAGGAGAAAGATGATTGATGATGCCGCCGAAGCGATTGCCGGATGCCCCATGCGGTGTTGCAGCGAACTGATGAAGGTTCAGTACTGTACCCAAGCCCGCGCCGTCCTTGTGAAGTTCAACCTGATCACCCAATGAAAGCGATCCTTGAGGAGTTGAGGAGACGGCTGAGAATATTCGTTCTAATACACGACCTCGACATCCTTATCATCGCCATCATCTGCGGGCTCATATCCCTGTTTTGCATCGTCCTCATTTACCTATGATTTTTGTCCCGCCAGCAATCGTCATCGTCGTTGACTCACCGGCAAGTTTCGTCCGGATGCTGGACGTAATTGCCCAAGTGGAAACGGGGAACTCATGGGACAAGCGCGGCCCCGAGGGCGAGTTGTCGCCGTGGCAAATTTCCAAGCTGACATGGAAGCAGCACATGGGGATGTACCCGTTCGATCCCTGCTGCCGTTCGCATATGTTGGCCCGTGAATGCGCGTTTAAACATTTGAAGTACGTCCTCAAACTCCTCGATCAAAAGCACATACCCGCCACACCCGAGAACATCGAAACCGTCTGGAACATGGGCTTCGGGGCCGGGCGCAAGCGAATCCTTTCCGGAGACATTCCGGATGTTGCTGTCCGCGCAGGAAACCTTTACCGCGAATCCCTTCAAACGAATCCCCTGAATTGACCCTGCACACCAGCCGGGAAATTTTCCCGTCTGGCAATGCCGTCGTTGACCCCGGCAGATGAAATCATCAAACCCAACTTGGAGGGTTAATCCCCTCCCGCCACCCTCCAACGATTGCCGCTGCCCAAGGCAGGGGGTCAACCTTTCGTTGGTTGGTGGCGACATTTTCCCACGACCATGAGCACAATGCCGTGGATGAAATGGTTCCCGTCCGACTGGATCCGAGACACCCGTGGATTATCCCCGGAGGCGAAGGCGGCATGGATCGATATTCTTGCGACCCTGCACAACGCCCGGCCTCGCGGAATTATGACTGCGAGTGTCGAGACATGGGCCAGAATTATCGGAATGCCTGAGGACACAACGGGGTCTGCTTTGCGGGAACTTGGACTATCCGGAGTTGCACAGGTTGATACGCTCGGTAACAACCAAGTATCCATCATTAATCGCAGGATGCAACGCGAGGAAATAGCCCGAGAAAAACTTCGGCAACGTGTTGCAAAGTATAGGGCTAAAATACATGAGCCCAAAAAGAAGCTGGGTAAGTCTACGGCTGGAAACGATGCAATCCACGACGATGTAACCGACAGACACCAGACACCAGACACCAGACACCAGACTAAATACATTCCAATCTTGCCGCCTGACGGCGGCGAAAAGGGTGGTGAAAGTGACCACTCGAAACCCCGTGAACGGAATATTCTTTTCGATACCCTTGCCGGAGTCGCCGGTTTAAACATTTCCGAAATTAAGGACAAGGGCGGGGAGGTTGGAACGGCACTTGCCAAAATTAAATCCTCCACTCCCGAAGTCACGCCCGAGGAAATTCGTAGGCGTGCGAGCAATTACCGGCAGATGTTCCCGACGATCACGGTGACCGCCAGCGGGCTTGCGAAGCACTGGCCCCGGCTGGGTGGAATGGGGAATATTCGGGTGCAGAAAGGATTGTTCGAAACATGATCCAAGACCCAAAATCGGAAGCCGCTGTCATAAGTTGCTGCTTGCTTGACGGAAGCGAGAGCCTTGGAATTTGTCTCGGAGCGGGGATGATGCCCGACTGGTTTTGGACAGCATCGCACCGGATTATTTTTCAGCGCATGGTTGCCATGCTGGGTGCAGGGAAATCCTTGGACGTAGGTGTACTCGCCCAAGAACTGACGGCGAACAGGGAACTGGAGTCCATCGGTGGGCTCCAGTTTCTGTCCGAACTTTCATCCGCAGTCCCAACCACCGCTGGTTTAAAGGATTACCTACATCGCGTGAGGGACCTTTTCGTGGTCCGCTCCGTCCTGAAGGAGGGGCTGAACCTTGTCGATGGGTGCAAATCCTACCGTGGCGAGGGTCTGTCCGAACTGCTGGACGGCCCCGTGGGGCGCATCCTTTCGCTTACAGCGGCCTCAGACGCCAAAGATGAACCGAGGTGGCCCCTGATCGTCTCAGAGGCTTTAAAGGCCGCAGAAACGATAATCAAGGCCCGCGAGTTGCCGCCCGAAACAATTGTCCGGTGGCCTTGGAAGGAAATGGATTATTTATTCGAACCCATGCAGCGCGGGCAGCTTGTCGTTCTGGGAGCCCGGCCTTCCGTGGGAAAATCCTCGCTTGCCCGGCAGATAATTTCCCACGCGGCAAACAATGGCGTGAAGGTTTATCTCGACACCCTTGAGGTTAGGCCGCTCCAAGTCGCCCTGCAAATTGCCGCCGAGGTTTCCGGAGTCGGCCTGCGCGATCTGGCCCGAGCCCATCCGGGCGACCAGAACTTGTTTAAACAGAAACTTTCCGATCTCGAAAAAGCGGGCATCGTTCCGTCCTCACGCGACCGTTCCCTAGCCCGAGTCGTTGCACGGCTAAAAGCTCTTCACGCAAGTGGAAAGGTTGATCTCGCCGTCATCGACCACGGCGGATTGCTTGAGGATGTCGCCCTAGCCGGGAGCAAGGATGAAAAGATGCAGGGGATCGGGCGCATCACGAAGACCCTGAAGCTGCTGGCCGGTGAGTTGAACATCGTGATCATCCTCGTATGGCAGTTGAACCGCCTCTCCGCGAATGAGCAGAACCGGGAGCCGAGGATGTCGGACCTGCGGGATAGCGGGTCGCTGGAGGAGGACGCCGACAAGGTGATCCTCATACACCGCCCAAGCGAAGACCCCAAGAGTGGCAAGGCCCAGCCAGAAGCATCGGACAAGGACGAGATCCCCAGCTTTTTTCAGAACGTAATCCAAGCCAAGGGACGGGATGACGGGACCTCGCTGATGTCCTTCAGGTTTGTCCGAAGGATAACGAAGTTCGTCCCGATCTCGGAGACTGCCCGGCAGGGATCTCCCCAGCCCGAACAGTCCCGGCTACCCCACGGCGACTAGGACGGGTCGCGGGTTGCTTGCTGCCACTCGACGTAGAGATCGTAGTGGACCCCCTTGAAGCCGGGCATCCCGTGAAACTTTTCGGTCCACACCCTGTACCACATCTCGACGGGAACTTTCCCCGTGCTTTGGATAAACTTGTTTAAATGCTTTTTTAGTTCGGTCCTCGCACGGTGCTTTGTCAGGACGAGAAGCGAGGCTCGGGAAACCGCATCGCTCCTTGTTGAGTAAAGCTGGACCGACGAGAACTTCGTGATTCCACCGGCCTCGCGGCGCGGGAGCCGGGAACGCTTCACCCGCCAGATATGGACTTTCATCCGTCCCCCCTTTGGTGCGCCGCCATTTCCTTGCGGATCCTGTACCGCGCCCTACGCCGGATACCGTCCAGATTTGTGTTTCTGGCATTGGACCGAGAATCCTCCCGTTGGTCCGTAATATTCGCAAACACGAAAACATTTGCTTCGACGGCAAAGCGGTGCCGAAAAAGCGTGTGTAACTTTTCTTTCGTTGCTCATTGTAATTTAAATTGGTGCGCCGATGAAACGATTCAGGCCGCTCGGCGCGGGGCAGTCAGGAAATACACCCCCGTTCGGGGGCCGGTACTGGTGGCATCGTTTCGTACCCAAGCCAGTCGCGGAGACGGGGAGTTTCGCCCCGAAGATCTTTGTCGCGGGTTGCCGGATTCACGGCTGCTGGGAAAGCTGCTCCTCAAGCTGCTGCAAAACGTCCCGAAGCGCGTCGATGTCCGTCTGCCGGGCCATCTTCGCGGGCGGCGGCAACGCCCCTTGGTTCATCACCGCTTGGTTGGCGACCAGCATCATCCGCATCGCCTTCAGGATCGTCTGGGCTTGGTTGCCGTTTAAAGCGAACCTGTAGATTTTCAGGTGGTCGCCGCTTACGATACCGTTAAAGGTCTTAACGCTACCGTTAATTTTCTTCAGTCGGTTGTGTGCCATTGGTTTTCTCTCCGATATATTTCGCGGACTGCTCCGCATAGTGTGCCTGACAAATTCCGTGGGTCACCTGCGCCTTGTGCCTCGCCGCCCATGCCTCGACCTGCGGGGCCGACGCGCACCATTTGCAGACGCAAATCATCAGGCTCCCGCCCTTGGAAAACTTGTACCCCAAGAACGCGGGAGGCGGAGGATCGAGCGAATTGACTGGTTTAAACTGGGTCATGGGTTGTTGTTGTTGTTCGCTGCCCTCGTGGGCTTCCCGGCAACTACTCTCGCTACGCATTGTTGTGGGACAAAGAACACGGTGAAGACGATCTTTGTTTGGATGCGGCTACCATCGTTGTCGGGTCGCCCCCGGTGGGACACACGAACCGGGAAGGGTTTCCGTTGTTGGAGGGATCCTTGGGAACGCCCCGGCGCACCTCGCGTTTAAACTGCGTTCCGCTCCATGTACGTCAGGGGCTGCTGGTCGGCAATGTTCACCAGATCCGCACCGCGCCCTGCGGAGAAGCCCTTTATCCAGTCGAAGGACAGGGTGCCGGGGAACTTGGCGACGATCACACCGTTGACGAGGTGGATGTACTCGGCGACTCCCGGCTTCGGGGCCGGATTGAGTCGGATGAGGATGGTTTCCTTTGTCGGGTTGCTCATGGATTTCCTTGGTTACGGGCTCCGGGTGATCCGGATCCCACCGTGAAGCCCCCGCGCCGGGGATCGGGCGGCGGGGGCTCGGGGTGGGATCGCGGGTCAGTTGCGCCCGTTGAACCTCATGCGCCGCATCTGCTCCGCGCCGCTGGGGAGTTTAAACTTGCAGGGCGAGGGGTGCTCGCCGTCCTCGTCCGCGTTGACCAGGCCGGTGTACCAGTCGGGCCGGATCTCGGTGCCGGGCTTGACGATGCTCTTGATCAGCGGAAGGCAAATGTCGATAAAGAGCGGATAAACGAGGGTCGCCATCATCCGCTGCCGCTGCTCGCAGGTCAGTTTGGCCGGGTTCACGTTGCGGAAAAGCCAAGCCATTTCCCGCGCCCTGCGGATGTCGATCCTGACAAGCGATTCGACGATATTGTGGTCTTCGTTGTCCATGTTGTGTCCTCTTTCGTGGGTTGCCTTGTTTCGGGTGAATCCGTTGTGGACTCAGGGGAGCCCCGGCGCGGGCCGGGGCTCGGTGAGGCCGCGCCCGTATTCAGGATGCAAGCACCTTCATCTGCACTGCGGGATCCATGAGAAGGTGTTCCGCTTGCACCGTGGTCATCGTGTCCCCGGCGTGGAACACTTTGCCCAACACCTCGACCGCAAGAGCATTCGTGATGCTGCGCACCTTGTAACTGTCTTCGAAGTTCGGCGGCGGTGTGCTCCGGACCAGTGTGATTGTAATCTGGCGTTTCATTGTCTTTCCTTGGTTGAGTTTTGGATTGCGACTGACTGTAGGGTGGGAGAAAGCCCGGCGAGCGTCAAGCTTATATATTATGCTGCGCCGGGCTGCTCGTTTTCGGTAGGACGTTACCGGGTGATCTCCATGCGGGTGCCGCACCCCGGCATCGGGCAGGTCAGCTTGCCCTCGGACTTCTCGATCCAGTGGTCGGAAATGCGGAGCGTGCAACCGCACACCGGGCACTTGGCTTTGATCATCCGGGTGGCTTGCGGGGTGTGAACCTCGCTGGCCTCGGGCTGCGGGTAGTCCGGCCAATTGCCAATATCATCCAGACCGAACCGCGCCCGGATGTTTAAACCGGAGAGGGCGGCCCGCACGCAACCGGCTGCCAAGTCTTTCGAATGAACCGTGGGACGGATGAAAACTTGGAAACCGACGCCGGACTTGTTTGCGATGATGTAGACTTGACGATGGCCTCGCGTGCCTCCCTTGCCGTAGCCTGTCGAAAACAGGACATGGGTCAGGGAGTCAGCGTGCCGCGCCGTGCGCCGTGCCGCCTCGGCGAGCCATGCCTCCCGGTTTTTCTTTGCCTCCTCAGGCCAGGGGGTGTCGTCCCTAGGCTCAGGTATCTCCGGGACCGGGACAGGCTCGCTGGGGGTGCTGTCGGGGCTGCGCTGGGGCTCCGGGGTGCTATCGGGGACCGGGACCGGCTCGGGCTCGGGCTTGGTCTCAAATCCTTCGATCTCGATCTCGATTTCGACGGGCTCCGGGGTGTTCTCGGGGCTCGGTGTGGACTGTTCAACTTGCTTTTCCATTTTTGACCTTTCGTTTAAACAATCAGGAAATTTCGACGCCGAACTTTTGAAGCTGACTTTTTAGGAAGGGGACTGCGGTTTCGTTGTTAACGTCCCCGAGGTAAGCCTCGTTGCAGTAGATGTCCCCTTGCCGATCCTTGCATACCTCGGTCGGGGACCCGTAGGAATAGGGCAAATCCGGAAAGCAATTTTCCAGAATTGCGAATATGATTCGCCTTAATCCCGCTGGGTGCGCGATCCAGAAAGCGAGGGAATCCATTTCCGGATTTTGGTCAGAGTTTTTCAGGGGAACGAATATCTGATTTCTGAACCCCCCGAACGAGTCGCCGATAGCGAGGATAACCTCGCACCTGAATCCGCACCCCTCCAGCAAATCGATAAGGGCAAGGGCAAGGGCTCCGCGCAGCGTCATTGTCTCCGCGTCAATCCCTGCGGACACGCAGACATTATAGACGATGCGGATGATGCGGCCCCTGTTCTCGGCCTCGTTTAATTTGATGGAATACATCGAATCAGGCTCACCGGCAAGGACAGCGGGAACACACGGCATAAAACCCGCGATGTCACGCCTGAGTTTCGGTTTCATCGCTCGGGATCCGGACACGCTCGCAACCAGATTGCCGCGCAGTGCGTTCGCCTTGGCAAATCCTTCCGGCCAACCGGTCCGGACTAGCTGCATTGCCTCGGCCCACGTATTCGTCCCGCGCCATTGCGCGTCTCCGTCCCCCTTGCTGTAGTGCCCCTTCTCGGCCCACTGCGGCGAATCAACCTCGGCGACCCGGAGAAGGTGCGGCAAATCGCAAAAATCCAGAGTGCGGATCATGCGGTCCCCGAACCTACCCGGATTAGGGTCTATCGTTTCGACCAGTTTAAACTCGTTTTCGGTTTTCATCGGATTGCCCTTTTTCGGTTCAGCGTTTACTTGGCGTTTGCAATCACCTTTTGCCAATCCGAGTCCATGAGTCCGCGCCTCAGTTGCGCCAATTCCTGCTCGGCGATATTCGACCCAGCGCGGATCTCATCCGCTCCCCTCATGGCGTTGCGGGGTGTGATGGGGTGCGCCAGATCCAGCTTGTCCACCGCCCAGCGCACGCTCTTGACCCTGCTATGCCACTCAGCGTTGCCAACGAGGCGGGCCTCAAGGTCTTCGTCGTACTTCCACGTTAGGATGCGGTATTCGTCAAGGGTGGCAGCGTCAAGGGGCGTCCGTCCGCAGTAGCGGCGATTGGCTCCGGTCCCGTAGGTGTTTGCCGCCGCGATGATGTAGTGGTCCGGGGTCCGCTGAAACGTCTTGCCGTCCGGAAAGGTGAAGCACCCATTTGACTGAAACGCTTTCAGGGCAAGCAGTGCGGAATTGTCTGACGAGTCGATCTCGTCTTGCAGGTATACACCTTTCGGGGCCTCGCAAAACCGCCTAAACGTGCTGGAGTGATACACACCGTGAGCGTCGACGAATCCATCGTATTCGAACCGGCTCACCGTCTGACCCTGAATGAATGCCGGGCCGAAACCGCAAGACTCAGAGACCTGCATCACGGCGCGGGTCTTTCCGGATCCGCAGGGACCCACAAGCATCACGTTACGCATTCCCGGCCTCAGACTCTGCACGATATGCACCAAGTCCGGCACCTGACAGTGCATCGAATCCAGCTTAACCGGCGGGAAATTCCCCACCTTTATCTCGACCCGTGTTACTAATGTCTTCGCTACTTCGACCGCCTGCTCGGCGAGTCCTTGCGCGAGTAGTTTCCGCGCAACTTCAACCTGCTCGCCTACCACTTTCCGGACCACTTCCGCAGGCATCGATAATTTGATATTTCCCCGCTGCGCCGCGTCGATTACGATCTGGCTCATCCATGCAATTATCGCACTGCTCGGCGCACCCACTGCGGGTTGTTGATTTGTCGCTTTCGTTTCCATTGTATTTCCTTTTTGGTTATCGGTTGCCGAATTAATTTCGGGCCGGGATCCCCGGCGACCAAAACCCTACGAAAACACACCGCCCGGCGTCAATCATATATATCGTTTAAAATCACACTTTCTTTCCAGCCCGGCAACTACCTACCCCGGTCCGCCCCGGAAAGTTTACACACCCCAGACCCACTCCCCGCCCGCACCCTCCCGGTTTATCCTTCCCGTTTCCCGGCCCGTCCGACCGCTCTCCCCGCAACTCCCTCCCTCCGGACCCACACTGACCCAGACCCTCCATGCTGTCTTCCCTCACTGTCCGCTGTACCGGATTTTAACGAGGGTTGCTCTTCGTGGGGGTATTCCAACGCTTTCCGGACTCCATCCGGAGCCTGAGTCATCCTCGGCGAGCCTCGGGGCTCGTCCTGCGGATTCTACCCTCGCTTTTCAGTCCGTCCAGCAAATTCGACCCGGACCAGATGCGCAGCAAATCGGTTGCACTTGGTTAATGTAGTGCGGCGCAGCGGATTGTGAGCCTACTTCGCACAAGTTCCATTATGTTAAATCCTGTATTCTACTTGTTGAGCCCCAAGGGTTTAACCTCGTTTCTGTTTAAAAAGTGAAGGTGATCGGTCCGGAAGGTCGAAAGTGCCTTCGAAATAGCTCAGAGGGACACCCTCCGGAGGGGCAACCGGTCCCGGCAACCGTGTCCCGACCAGCCCAGCGGGTCCCATACGCCCGAGTCACGCTCCACCTTGCATTGGTTAGCGCGTCTCGAAACTGGGGTGGGAACTGGTGAGGGATAATATTGGGGGAATTGATTTATTGGGGACGGGGGAAATTTTCTGGATAATAATTTGTGGGAAGTGGAGGGTAATTTTTTGTAGGAAATTCTGGGTAGAAAAGGAGTGGAAAAAGTGGGAGGGTATTTTTTTTATGAGAGGGAGAGCGAAATAAGTATTGACATACTTGACGCGATAGATACAGACCCAGTGACTTATGGATAACCAAGAGAAATTTGGGGTGGGCGGGCTGGAGGGGATGAGCGACGAGATGTTGGTGCGCGAGGTGTTCACGCGGGGGCATTTCTTCTGGGAGGGTGTTGAGGCGATGTGGAACAGGGCGAGCGAGAAGATCGCCGAGGGAGGGGTTTTGGACGTGGCAGGAAAAGAAACTGATGGAGGAAGTCGCATGAGCACAACCGCCGCCACCGCCGATCAGCAAACCGCGAAAGACGAAAGACGAGAGTCGATTTACCCGCTGGTTTGGCGATGGAAAAGGCGCCTAGGCGACCGCAATGGCCAACGCTGTCGGATTTTGGCACGCGGGAAAATGAACACCGTTGAGGTTGAATTTGAGGATGGATTCCGAGCCTTCACTAGCGGTAACGCCTTGAGAAAGCTCGCCCCGCCGATCGAAAGCGCAAAGGAGCCCTAATGCCGCTGCTGAATTACACGACCACCGTTCCAACCTTCCGCACGATCGCCGAGGTACAGCAGGCGCTTGTGAAGGCGAAAGCACAGGCGATTCTCTCTGAGTACGACGCTGGAGGGAACGTCACGGCCATCAGCTTCAAGGTCGTTACCCAATGCGGTATCATGGCGTTTAAGCTCCCGTGCGATGTTCAGAAGGTCTGCGCCGTTCTCAACCGGGCCGTCAGGGAAGGCAAAGTTCCGCGCAGGCTTCTCAACGATTCTGACTATGCGCGGCGCGTTGCGTGGAGGATATTGAAAGACTGGATAGAGGCGCAAATGGCCCTGATCGAAACCGAGATGGCCACTCTGGACCAAGTATTCCTGCCCTACGCGCACACTGAAACAGGAGAAACCCTATACCAGCGAATGATCGAATCGAAATTCAAGGGACTGCAAATCGAAGGGCCAAAGGAAACGAGGGCTGAATGAGTTTATGAGCACACCAACCCAAGGACCAGCCATGACCGCGAAACCGCAGGGAAAGGCTTTCGAGCCTTGTCTCTGCGACGGCTGGCCATCGGCTCACCTACAAACAACTAACGGCGTGAATCACCACCTCGAAATTCTGGACAAGATTGCCGATACGGTCCTCGCCTATCGCCCAAAGCCCATGAACGAATTTAACCATGCCATAAATCAGGGGAGCGAGATTTATGTCGATTCTAGGGAGATCGCCAAGCTGTTCGGAATCCAGCACAAGAATCTTCTAGACCAGATTTACAAAAATGAAGAGTCGTTGACTCAGCTAGGACAACTCGCGTTTGAAACGCTAGTTGGCAAGAGAGCGCAACTTACGTCAGGAAATCCGCAAAAGTTCGCTTGGCTCAACTTTGACCAGATTGCGTTGCTCCTAACCCTGAGTAAACCGAATGCGGCAACTCGCGAATACCGACTCCGCCTCGTCATCGCGTTCCGCAACGCTCGCCAGAAACTGCGGCCGGTCGATACCCTTCTCCTTTCTATCCCTGAAAAATGGAAAAAAACATTCAAGGATGAGTTCTACATCTCGCTGCTTCGCCTCTATGGTGATTCATTCAAAGCTAGCAGGAACAAACCAAGTTGGGTTGGTAAGTGGACGAACCGATTTATCTATGAGCCGATTTTTTCCGGACTTCCCTCTGAATTAAAAGCGAAGAGGGCGCAGTATTCCTCTGATTCTGGAAAAGACGCAGAATGGATGAGACTGCATCAATTCATTGAGGAAAACGCCAAAGAGGAATTGCGGGATCACCTCAGCAAGATCACGGGATTTTTGCAGATCGCCAAGAGTCGCCAGGATTTCATCGAATCCTTTGTCGCGCTCTTTGGGGGCGGGAAACAGCAAAAATGGGATGAGTTCGACGATGCAATTGAGTGATACGCCATGCCTAGCACACTTCACCAAAGTCTCCTGCGCGTGGCGAGCCGGCACAAGTTTTCAACAGTATTGGCCGATCCGCCATGGCAGTTCCAGAATCGTACCGGAAAGATCGCGCCTGAACACCGTCGTCTAAATCGGTATTGCACTATGAATCTTAGTGATATCAAGGCGATGCCGGTGGCTTCGGTCCTGACTGAAACCGCCCATTTGTATCTGTGGGTTCCCAATGCCCTTTTGCCAGAGGGTCTTGAAACACTTCGCGCATGGGGGTTCCAATACAAGAGCAACATCGTCTGGCACAAAGTCAGAAAGGACGGCGGACCAGACGGGCGCGGTGTAGGCTTCTATTTTCGCAACACCACGGAATTAGTCTTATTCGGCGTTCGCGGCAAGAACGCTCGGACGCTCGCTCCAGGACGCCGACAGGTAAACATCATCAGGACTATGAAGCGGGAGCATTCGCGGAAGCCCGATGAGATTTACGATGTTATCGAGGCATGCAGCCCCGGCCCGTATCTTGAACTGTTTGCGCGTGGCCCCCGCCCGCGATGGTCTGTATGGGGCGATCAGGCAGATGCCTATTATCCGACGTGGGACACCTACGCCAACCACTCGCAATCCGCCAAACTCAAGTCGGCATGACCGTCTCAATCATCAACGTAGAGACGCCGGGAGGGCTAAAAACTTATGAAAACCCTATTCAAGACGCTGGCAAATGGTCTCAAGTCAGCGCACGGCAACTGCGCTTGGAAAATTGGCGAGTGGAAGCAAGTCAAGGGCAAGCCAGTCCTTTGCGAGAACGGCTTTCATTGCAGCGAGCGAGTGCTGGACGCGATGGGCTATATTTGGACCGCATTCATTGCGAGAGTCGAAGTCGCTGGAGAAAGTCTAGCCCAAGCTGACAAGAGCGTGCATCAGAAGATGCGGCTGGTCGAAGTCTGGGAATGGAAGAAGGAGGACTCGGTTTCTCTTGCCATCTTCGCGGCGAAACTGGTCATTGGAATTTACGAGAAGAAATACCCCGGCGAGGATCGCCCGAGAGAGGCAATTGAGGCCGCAAAGAAGTGGCTGGCTGATCCGACTGAGAAAAATAGCGCGGCGGCTTACGCGGCGGCTAACGCGGCTTACGCGGCGGCTCACGCGGCGGCTAGCGCGGCGGCTTACGCGGCGGCTAACGCGGCTTACGCGGCGGCTCACGCGGCTAACGCGGCTCACGCGGCTTACGCGGCGGCTAACGCGGCGGCTAGCGCGGCGGCTAACGCGGCGGCTAACGCGGCGGCTTTAGAAGCCACCCTATCCAAGATCGAGGCGTGGATTCAAAAAAGACTATCAGAGAAAACACCCATCACCGGGAGGGCCAAATAACTTAGGCGAGTATCCCATTGCGACACGTAAATTATGAAACGACTCCGATACCTACGTCTCCTTGAAGGCGAAACGGAAACAATAACGATGTCCGATCTACGCGCCCAACCGGGCGACCTGATTGCACAGGTTCAGCAGGGAAAAACCTTCACCGTCACTAAGCAGGGGAAGCCCGTTGCCGTGATTCACTCGCCAGAGCCTAACGCCCTTGAACTTGGGGCCGCGCTTCGGCGGATACCTGTCGCCAAGGGATAATCACCTTATTTCAATAGGAGACATAACCCCATGACAACCCCCGCTTCGCAACCGGACAGAATGACGGATGAGAGACTGGCTGAGATAGCCAAACACGCCGTTTCGCTTCCTCCCGAAGAATTGGAAGGGTGGAGCGTTATCTATGAACGCCGCGACCTCCTCTCGCACGACGCCGCCCTCTCCGCGAGCGCGACGGATAAAACACCTTAACCCACTCCCACTATGTGCAATTACAAGTCAGCCATCGCCGTTCAAGACGAATCCGCAAAGGGCGGTTTTCGCCTTCTGCTGTCTCCCTGGACCGAATCCCATTCGGAATTGGAGACCATCTTCAAACTCAACTACGGTCCGCGCCTGAATTACGCCAAGATCGAGTTCTCGCCCGAAAGCCTTGCCACAGCGCATCAGGTCGAAACCTACAAATTCAATCTCGACGAGGAGCGAAAACCCGAATGGTTCACGGACGAAATCCAGGACGCCGTGATCGAGCGCATGAAGCAATACGTCTCGGGCATCATCGTTACAGGCGACGTTGCGCTCCTGATCGGCGGCCAATTTGTGATCGCTCCTTCCGCGAAGATCGAATGTGCGCACGCGATGGTTATTTCCTCGATTTGTGGCGGCACCGTGAACGCGATTTGTGGCGGCACCGTGAACGCGATTTGGGGCGGCACCGTGAACAAGATTTGTGGCGGCACCGTGAACGAGATTCGGGGCGGCACCGTGAACAAGATTTGTGGCGGCACCGTGAACGAGATTCGGGGCGGCACCGTGAACGCGATTTGTGGCGGCACCGTGAACGAGATTTGTGGCGGCACCGTGAACGCGATTTGTGGCGGCACCGTGAACGCGATTTGGGGCGGCACCGTGAACGCGATTTGGGGCGGCACCGTGAACGCGATTTGTGGCGGCACCGTGAACGAGATTTGTGGCGGCACCGTGAACGCGATTTGTTGCGGCACCGTGAACAAGATTTGTGGCGGCACCGTGAACGAGATTCGGGGATACTTCTCTGGCCTGATAGGGGGGATCTACAGTGGCGCGACCATCGTTAAAGACAACAGGCCGAAGGAGGCCGCGAGCGCGACGGAGGTGAAGAAATGAGCGCGCCTGTCCGGTCGCTGATCGTCAGAAAGATAATCAAGAAAACCGGGGCGCACAAGAAGTCGCAGCGCAGGGTTTCGAACGGTCGTGAAATCTGGGAGTACAAACTGACATGAACAGCCTACCCATCGTCAAATGCTGCCCGTTCTGCGGACATCAGGCCGGATTTTCGTTCGACAACGGGTTTTCAAACAACCCGATGAAACAAGTGGACACGGTTCGGATAACGCTTGCGTGCCAGCGCACGGTCAATTGTAAGGTGGGGCCGTCGATTATGAAAGATGTCAGCATCTCGGCCCCATTTCATACCCCGACTTGGGAAGAAAGAGATTTCTACACGCGCCTGACGAACGTGATCAGCGAGCTTGCGGCTGAGTGGAACTACCGGCCCTTGGAGCCAAAGCCAAAGCCGGATCCGTCCCAAGTTTAAACGGGCACCCCGATGAACCACTGGACGAAACGGTTTCTGGTCGAAATCAAGTACAGTGGGGTTGACGGGTTCGGTAACGAGGTTGTCTTCACAACGTGGAGCCTTGGGACAACGGTGAGGGGTGCTATCATGGCTTGGCATCGCGGACCCTTCCACGGGGTCAGGATTGTCTCAACGAGGGTCTGGGCGGGTAACCGGCACCACATGAGGCAGTCCCACGCGGCTCCCACCAAGGAACGCGCCAAGGGGTTTTTGCAGGAGCCCGTGCAGGCATACCAAGGGATCGAGAACGTAGAGGATCAGCACCGTCAACTCGCTGTGGTTTAAACAAGTATTGACACTGCCGGAAAATGGCAGGGAATGGTGTGAAAGCACATGGCATCACCCATTCCAAAGAACCCGAGAAAGGGAGTCTCCCGGCAGAGACGCTGGCAGATCAAGATGAAGGAATCTGGCCGGTGCATCATTTGCGGCAAGCCGCGTGAGCACTACGCGCAGCATTGCGACGAGTGCTGGAGGTCGATCACGAACCGGAAGCCGTGGCAACCCGGCTACCCCGGTCGCCCGCCAAAATCGGCTGTCAGACTTGCGTTTCCGAATAAATCGGGACAGATGATCATCCTATGAGCAAAGCACATCCCGGCTTCAAGGCCGTCGCCGAAAAGGTCGCGTCGAAGGAGGGAATGCCGTTCGCAAGGGCGGCGGCAATCATCGCTTCCGGTGCTCACAATGCGAGTGCCAAGGCCAAGCACGCCAACCCCGCGCTAAAAAAAGTCAAGGGCTAGTCCCCGTTTAAACCATGAACAACAATCCCGACCATCTCCCCCAAAACCCACCCATCCACCAGTTCACCTCCCGTCCCGACAAGCCTCAGGCCCAGCACAATGACGCCCCCGAGGGGACGCCTTGCGGGTCTTCCGCCGAGGGCGCGTGCGAGGACAGCGGATCGAAGTGGCTCAAGTCCGACACCGCCAGCAGGCTGCGCGAGGTGTCGAGGGAAGGCTGACCATGCCCTACGTCTCAAAAAAGCAGCGGGGGAAGTTCCACGTTCTTGAGGCGCAGGGGAAGATTTCCCCGAAAATTGTCTCCGAGTTCGACAAGGCGAGTAAGGGGCTGAAGCTGCCCGAGCGCGTTGTCCACAAGGCCAAGACCCCTCTCCCCGCCGTCCGGGGAGGATCCCCAGCCGACTATCCCTTTGCACGCGCATCGTCCCTGACCCGAAACTAAACCGTGGGTGAAGTAAGGAAAAACACCGTGCCGACCGAACTGACGGGCGACACGAAGAAGGATGTCATCCTCTCGGATCCCGAGATCCGTCAGCACACCGACCACGGCATCAACCACGCAGCCTGTTTCGTCATGGCGGCGAAGGGCATAAGCCTCAGGGAAATATCGAAGGCGTGGAACTGCTCCTACCTGAAGCTGTTGAGGCGGTGCTCCGACGAGGACTGGCCGGGGCTCATCCGCAAGTACGGTGAGATTTTCCAGAGGAAGATCCCGATCCCCGAGCAGTCCCCGGACGAGATTGCGAAGAAGCTCAAGAAGATCGAGGAGAACCGGGACCGCACGATCAGCGCAGCGACCGGGCTCATGCAGCAGATCCAGCACATCATTGACCAGATCTCAACGAAGCAGGAGCAGAACCCAGACGCCTTCATGGATCCGGAAACCATTTCAGACCTTGCCCGGTCCGTGAAGCTGCTGGGAGAGATTTCGATGGTGGCGCACGGGGACGAGTACGCTGTCAAGGGAGGGGTTGGCCAGCCGAGGCCGGGAAGCAATAACCTCGTACCCATGCTCCAGATCAACATCCCGGCCATCGTCGCCGCCCCGAGGCACCTCAAGCGCGTCAGGGAAACCGTCGAGAAGATCAACGAGAAGATCGAGCAGGGCTTGCCCGAGGAGGGCGATGGATCCGAGCAGTTGACTCTGGAGACTTCCGATGCCCGCAACCCTAACTAAACCCCTAGCCTCGCGCAGGGAAAACACCCCTAAGGATTGGTACAAGCCGGGAAAGTCCATCCGCGAGTTCCACAACTCCTCCGCGCTGATCCGGGTTCTGATCGGTGGGCGCGGGAGCGGAAAGACCACGGGGTGCGCGGTCGAGGCGATAAGGCACTGTTTAAACTTCGCGGGGGCAAAGGTGCTGTGCGTGAGGAAGACTCAGGTCAGCAATCAGGACACATCGGTAAAGACCTTCAATGACACCTACGACCGGTACGGCTACCGGATCGCCATTGACGAGGAGTTGAGCCTGTTCCGTAAGTGGAACGGCGGCTTGCGCGTCCGGATCCCGTCCGCTGCGGCGGTCGATGCCTACAACGAGTTCATGGCTTCCGGCCACCACACCCGGCAGCAGATCGTAAGCTGGATCGACAACGAGGGGGACCGGCTTTGCAGCTACATCGAGTTTCGCGGCCTGAAGGACGAGCAGAAGTCGGAGGGGCAGTTGCGCGGCTACGAGTGCTCGATGGGCATCTTGGTCGAGGCCGACCTGATGGAGGAGCGCGACGTTGACCTGATGGTGGGGTGTTTGAGGTGGAAGGACGCCTACGGGGACGAGATCCCCGACTACTGCATCATCCTCGACACCAATCCCCCGGACCCGGACCACTGGATCGCCGACCTTGAGAAGAAGCATTCCTCCTCCGACCGGTACGCTTTCTGGCACATCCCCACCCATGAGAACCGCCAGAACCTGCCCAAGGGCTACATCGAGAACCTAGAGTTGCAGTATGCCGACAAGCCCGCCCACTACAGGCGGTATCTGCTTGGGGAATACGCCGACCTTTTCGAGGGGAAGCCCGTCTATTTCGCCTACAAGACGGACAAGCACTGCGCCGTCGATCTTCCATTCCCGAAGGGTGCCTACCTTATTCGCGGCTGGGACTTTGGATCCACCCACGCCGTCACATTCAGCGCGTACTTCAAGCTGGATTTCGACCTTGGGGGCAGGCAGGTCCCGTTCGAATACTGGTGGGACCTGCACGAATATTACGACGAGCAGAGCGACGTTGAGCGTCAGTGCCGCGCAGTGATCGAGATAACCGAGGCCCAGTTCCCGTTCGTCGGAGACAGGAGCATTTGCAGCGGCGTCCTCGACTTCTGCGACCCGGCTGGCGCGGCGAGGAAGGATACGGGAGCCTCGATCCCGGTCCTCAATGCGAACGGATTCTTCCCTAAGTACCAGACATACGTCAGGTCCCTCCACACCACCATCGCCATAGGAAACCGGCTGATGGAGATGAAGGACCCGTCAGGACGCTACCAGTACCGCATCGACCGCCTTCACTGCCCGCGCCTGCACCGCGCCCTCGCCGGGGAATACCGATACCCGTTCAAGGGAGAGCCCGGATATTCCTCCGGGGAACCGGTCAAGGGACCGAGGGCGAACGGAGCAGACCACATCGCCGACGCATGGCGGTACGCCATCATCAACTGTATGCAGCTTGCCCGAAAAATGATGGACGAAGCCGCGAAGAATCTCTCCGGTCCCATCCGCACCAAGCCGCGCAGTTTAAACCGTAAGAAATCGTATTGAATTGACTCTGTGTTTTTTTGAGGTCATTTCGGTCCCAAAGGCCACACTTATTTCCCAAGATGAAAAAGACATCGCTAGAAATTTCCGACAAGGAAAAATACGGGGACATATCACCCACCGCTTCTTTCTCAGGAAAGAAACCCAGCGAGCAGAAATCTTGCCCAAGGATTGATTTGGTCGGCAAGCAGATCGCCGCGTTCGGCCTTGAGGACGCCAAGGTGGGTGACAAGTTCACCGCCACGATTCACGGCGTGGTCAAGGCGATGTCTGCCGGTGACCGCTATGACGCGGGAAATCCGGGCAAGTCCGAGATGACCCTTTCCTGCACCCACTGCACCGCCGAGGACGAGAGCAAGGGCGGCGCGGACGAGACTCCCGAGAGCGAGGAGACGCCCGAGGACGAGGAGAAGGAAACCCCGGATGAGGAGAATGCCGAGGAGGAGTCCGGGACCGAGGAGGAGCCCGAGGGCAAGGGTGCCAACGCCGACGAGGAAAGCTCCGCAGACGAGGAGAGCGAGGGCGAGAAGGAGGAGGCAGACACCGAGACGAATGCTTCCAACGACGAGGGGCAAGGCACCACCAAGACCAATTCCGGAGGAAAGAAGAAGAATACCGGTGTGGGCTTCAAGAAAAAGCCCGTTTCCCCCGAGGAAGCAAATCTCGACTAACAAGGCCGCTCTGCGGCCCGCTGTACGATGCCACTAAGCCTCACAGCGAGAATAGACGCCGACGAAGAATTTCGCAGGCGTATGTTTAAACTCTGCACGGACTATGTGCAGAACTCTCGCTTCCAACTGGACTTTTACACATCGGACTACGATGTGGCTCACGATATCCTGCAATGCTACAACATGATGACAACGCAGGACTATGTGAAGCTGGCGAAGGGCCATCCCCGCCGCTACGTCCTGCCGGTCACAACGACGCACATCCACACGATGACCTCGTTCCTGACCCAGACTTTGTTTGGCGACCAGTGTCCGCACAAGGTTGATCCGGGGACTCCGAAGGACGAGGGCGCATCGCGTGCGATGAACGAACTGCTCTGCTGGAACGCCGAGCAGCAGCAGGCCGGGATCTACCAGCTTGGATGGTTCTGGGTCGAGAACGCGCTGACCTACAACCGGGGAATCTTCTACGACTGCTACCAGTCGATCTACAAGGCGCAATGGAGCGAGGAGCCGATGGTTGACGAGGAGGGCCAGCCCGTCATCGACCCGGCAACCCAGCAGCCCAAGACCGAGCTTCGCAAGGTCCGCAAGCGGGTTGGGGGATACTGCCGCATGGAGGTGGTCAGCCCCTATGATTTCTACATCGACCAGAATATGCCGATGTACCGGATGCAGGAGGGCCGCTTCTGCGGCCACCGCATCAACGTCGCGTGGAACGACCTAGACCAGCGTTCCAAGCTGCCCGTCGATGACCCGCGCTACATTTCCCCTAGGGCGGTCAAGGAATTGAAGATGAAGCCAGCGAAGTCGCTGGGCTACCCGACACCCGGAACCATCACGGGCGGCACGGCGATGGAACTGGTCAGCCGCACCGCCTACGAGCGCACCCGCATCAACACCCCGCTCGATTCCCGCTACGACGCGAAGGATCCCGGCGTTGTCAGCATGGTGGAACTCTGGGTAAGGATCATTCCGAAGGACTACGACATCGATGACCGCACCGAGCCTGTGATGTACCAAGTGGTCATGGGCAACGAGCGCGAAGTCCTCGCCATGAATGAGTCCGTGTACGAGCACGATATGTTCCCGTACTCGGTCGGAGAGCCGAGGCCGTCACCCTTCTACCAATACACCCCGTCCTACATCATGCTCCTGAAGAACATTCAGGACTATGTGGACTACCTCAAGAACCGCCACATGGATGCGGTTACGAGGACCGTGGGCAACGTCTTCCTCGCCAAAAGCCACCTGATCGACATTCAGGATTTCGAGGACCCGGACAAGGAGGGGAAATTCATCTCCATCCTCCCCGAGGCGGGCAACCTTCCCATCAGCGAGATCATCCGTCAGGTCCCCATCGTGGACACCACGGCGAACTTCATCAACGAGATGCGGGAGTTCATTAACTTCGCCGAAAGCACCTCCGGGGCAACCCAGTCGATGCAGGGCGGTTTAAACCAGTCCGACGCCACCGCGACCGCATTCCAAGGCTCGCTCCACATGGCGCAGGGCCGGATGTCTGCCATCGCCCGACTCCTCTCCGTGCAGGGAATCGTCCCCCAGACCAAGCGCATCGTCGCCAACTTCCAGCAGTTCTACGACGGCGAGCTTATCCGGCGCATCGAGGGTCCCGACCTTCTCGAAATCGACGGCAGTCAGGAGGACACCATCACGATCACGCCGGATGTCATCCAAGGCGAGTTCGACTACCGACCGCACGACGGAACCCTGCCGGGTCCGGACGCACGCAGGGTCGCCGCACTCACCCGCGTCATCGAGTCGATGCCCACCTTCCCGCAGCTTTTCCAGCCCGGCAAGACCAACATCAACCCCAAGCGCGTCTTCATCGATATGTTCCGCATCGCCGGAATGAAGCCCGAGAGCTATACTTGGAGCGATCAGGAGATGGCAGAGGCCCAGCAGGCGATGCAGCAGGCCCAGCAGCAGCAGGCAGCTTCCATGCAGAAGCCGCCCGAACAGATCCGGCCCAGCATGAACGTCGCCGTCAAGTGGGAGCAGCTTACCCCGGAGGAGCGCGTTCAGATCATGGGAAAGATCGACGTTCACGAACCCCACCTCATGCAGCCCGGTATGCCGCCGGTCCCCATCGTCCCTCCCGGTCAGGTTCCCCCTCGCCCAATGCCCGGTATGCCAAGGGCTCCCAGCGCAACCCAGCGCAGGCCCGGCCCCCCCAATCAGGGCGGTCCCAGAAGCAGGCCGATGATCCCCATCATCAAGCCAGCCGCACCTCCAGAAGCACGGCCAGTTTAGTATTGACGCAAGCGGACTTTGCTCAAAAGTTTCCCGCGTGTCAATTTTGGTCAAGACCGCAACCGAGGCTACCGGAATGTCCGACTCGCAGATCCGAGAGATCTGCCGCGTGATGCCCGACAGCCCGCTCAAGAAGTACATCGAGTACCAGCTTGAGAAAACCGTCCTCGACCGAAGGATGAATTTCGATCCGAAAACCCAAGCCGACTTCGATTTCAATCGAGGCGTCATCGAGGGTTTAAACATAGCCAAGGGCATTTTGAACCGGAAACCTTAACTCATGCCAACCATGCCGCCATCCGCTGCCGCAACTCCTCCCGCAGATTCTGGAAGACTCCCCGGAGTCTCCGTCTCAGACGCCTTCGGCCTTCCTAAGGACTGGAGCCTAGCCGAATCCCTGCGCGGCGTGGCCGGTGACAAGGAGTCCATCGCCCCCGA